GGCTGTCACCGGCAGAGTTTTCAAAACCTGGCCGGAAGTCAAAAGTCTTGGCTGTCACCGGCAGAGTTTTCAAAACCTGGCCGGAAGTCAAAAGTCTTGGCTGTCACCGGCAGACTTTCCGAAACCTGGCCAGAAGTCAAAAGTCTTAGTGGGATGCAAGTAAGGACTGCTGATGGATGATCTCGAAGCGATAAAGGCTATGATGCGACGAGCTGAGAAACGGGACCAGAGGGGCATGTTGCTGAATTGTGGCTCGTCGCTCGTAAACCTGGCTTGCTCCGGGAGAATCGAGGGAGCGTTCCTGACAGGCCACTATTATTTTGTGGTCGGCGACAGCATGTCAGGTAAGACATGGCTTGGCATGAGCTGCTTTGCTGAGGCTGCAAACGACAATCGCTTCGCTGAATATCGGCTGATTTATGATCCGACGGAGATTGGTGCATTGATGGATCTGGAGCAGTATTTCGGCGAGCGGGCGGCAGAACGGATTGAGATACGAGATCCTCCGAGCGGTACCGCCGAGGAGTTCTACTTCAACGTGACGGATGATTTGGAGGTCGGCCGTCCATTTATTTACGTGCTGGACAGTCAGGATTCGTTGTCCAGTATGGCCGAGCGGGAGAAGTTCGACGAAGCGAAGAAGGCACATCGGAGAGGCAGAGTGACGGCCGGTAGCTACGGAGATAGCAAGGCCAAGGTGCATTCGGCGAACATGCGGAAGCTGATTGGGCCATTGCGAGAGAGTGGCTCTATTCTGATTGTGCTTAACCAGACGCGGGATTCGTTTGACCAATTCAGACCGTCGACGTACTCCGGCGGTCGAGCTCTGCTGTTCTACGCTACGCTTCAGCTCTGGAACAAGGTGAAAGAGCGGATCAAGCGGAGTGTGCGAGGAAAGCCCAGACAGCTAGGCGTCAAGGTCCGTGTGTCGATCAAAAAGAACCGGTTGACGGGCATGGAGAGATCTGTCGATGTGCCGATCTATCATTCGTTCGGGATCGACGAAGTGGGCTCGTTGGTCGACTACTTAGTGGATGAGAAAGTATGGCCGAAGACTAGCAACGGGTTTATCGAGGCAGCCGGCTTGGGCCCGGCCGTGAAGCTACGGCGGGACGATCTAATTCGGAAGATCGAAGAGGAGGAGTTGGTCGACGATCTGCGTGCTTTGGCTCAGCGGACTTGGAGCGAAATCGAAGGCGAGTGCGAGGTGATAAGAAAGAGGAGATATGTATGAGTGAGCGATGTGTAGGGTGAAACCGAGATTTTCCTTGCTTTCTGAGAACAAGCGATCCTCATGCTGAAACCGAAGAATTGCCTGCTTTCTGAGAACAAGCGACCGCTCAAGTGAAACCGAAGAGCGATATGCTTCCTGAGAACAAGCGAAGTGGAAGTTGAAACCGAGTTGGTTAGTGCTTACCAATACTACCTGAACGGGAGAACCAAGCAATGGCAGTAGAAATTGTCAACGAAGTGAAGCCCTATCCTGAGCTTTCAGGAATCTGCGAGGAAATCAAAGTCCAATACCGGAGACGAGTGCACTTCATCAAATGTAAGAACCGCCTCCGGAATTGCTTGTTTGCTCATGTAGCTTTAACACTTGGTTATCGGTCGAATCTCGATAAAAAGCAGAGGGAGAAGATATGGGACGAAGCCGAAAAGCTGGTCAAGTCGGTGCTCGACGGGACGGCGAAGTCGGATTTGTCCGGAATGATCAAGCATACATGGATGGCTGTGGAGGTACTAGAAAATGTGGCTTCCCAGTACGAGAAAACTATGGTAAAGCTGGCCAGCCAAACGCCTGTCGCTGGATGGGTGAAGGAACCGGAACAGAGAGGGTTCAGCCTGTTATCACTGGCAAATGTAATCGGAGAATGCGGGGATTTGAATAACTACTCGTCTCCGTCTAAGGTGTGGCGTCGAATGGGATGTGCTCCCTTCACCAAGGAAGACGAGACGCTGATGGGAGGGACTTGGAAAGGAAGGAAGGGCAATCGAAAAGGGCTGGCCACCTTATCATCTGCCGAATGGGAGGAGTACGGTTATTGCCCGCGTCGTGCTAGTGTGCGGTACATGATTGGTGCGAACTTCGTCAAGCAGAACGGAGACGGGCCATACCGTAGACGCTGGTTGGAGGCGAAGAGGAAAGCGTATTACAAGCATCCCGAGTGGGATTGGAAACCTTGCCCGAAATGTGAGGGAAGGGCTAATGTTGGTGAAGTATGCAAAGTGTGTGGCGGGACAGGGATGAAATGCGCACGTGCACATAACCATGGCTTGCTGCTGGCGGCAAAGCTGTTGCTGCTCAATCTGTGGTTGCAATGGACGGGCACGGAGTGGAGGGAATGGAGGCCGTGGTGAGAAACAAGCGAGGCCAGTTGTGAAACCGATCAGAAAGGTGCTTTCTGAGAACAAGCGAAAGAACATGTGAAACCGATCGTCGATTTGCTTTAGCTCTAAGGAAGTGGATCCACCAAACAATATCAATGGGTGAGTAGGTGTCAACTGTTCTGATTCTCGACTGCCCGTATTTGGCCCACCGCGCTGAGTCTGTTGCTGGCGGGCTCTCTCACGATGGTGAGCCTACGTCGGTGGTGTTTGCTTTGCTGCGGGATTTGGTGGCGTGGCAGGATCGGTTCCGATCGGACGCAGTAGCATTCTGCTTCGATTCCGGCAAAAACAAGCGGTTGGCGTTCTACCCTGAGTACAAACGGAATCGCACTAAGGATGCCACAAAGGAACATCGAATGAAGCGAGTGTTAGTCCGCTATCAGCTTTACCGGCTCATGGAAGAGGACTTGTACAAAATCGGCTTCCGCAACGTGTTTTGGGAGGACGGTTATGAGGCAGACGATGTGATAGCTTCCGTCGCTCTGTTCTCGTTGGAGAAAGGGGACGAAGCTATCATCGTAGGAAGTGATTCTGATTTGTGGCAATTGATTTCGCCGACTGTTTCGATCTTCGATCCTCGGATGGGCAAGCAAAGGACGTTGCAATGGTTCTCGCGGGAATACGGTCTGTCGCCAAGCCAATGGGCAGATGTGAAGGCGATTGCTGGTTGCCCGGGGGACAACATCATCGGGGTGGATGATGTGGGGGAGAAGTCCGCCGTGGCGTTTCTAGCTGGCAGGATGAGCAATGAGCATCGTCGCTACAAAGCAATAATCGAGCACAACGATCTGTGGCGTCGAAACCTCCGGCTGGTACGGTTGCCGTTCGAGGGTTGCCCACGATTCGACTTGCGGAGGGATGATGTGACGAAAGAGAAGTGGAGACGGTTCTGCAGGCGGTATGGGATGAGGAGTTTGGCAGGGGCTTTTCCTGGAGTGGGCACATGGCCAAGAGGCAAGTGATCATCGAAGCTGATAGTTTTGGGGAAAGCAAATTGTGGAGCGAGTCGGGAAGGCCGAAGCTGTGAGAATCTTGGCTCTTGACCTCGCTACGCAAACCGGTTGGGCGCATTCTGATGGGGCTAGCGGAGTGCAGTCGTTCAGGCCTCGCCGAGGGGACTCGCCGGGCGTGAGATATTTAGCTCTCCGCGCGTGGCTGTCGAGAATGTACGAGTTAGCTCCCTTTGATTTGATTGTCTATGAGCAGCCCCACCATCGCGGTGGGCACTCAACAGAAGTGCTGGTCGGTATGGTAACTACCATGCAAGCGTGGGCTGCGGAGCATGGAGTGGAGACAACCGCTCGGCACTCCGGAGAGATCAAGCGACATGCTTTGGGTAAAGGACGGGGGTCGAAGTTGGCAATGCAGTTGATGGCGGAGCGAGAGTTTGGATTTGAAGTGATAGACCACAATCACGCAGATGCGCTGTGGTTGCTAGACCTTGCGAAGAGCGAATTGAACGAACGAATTGACAAGGGGGACCGGCAGACATTTCAAGGTTCTATTGGAGGGAATACAGGGTAGTGCTGGAACGCTTACAACTCCGCAATTTTCAGCGACACGAAGACTTCCGCGTCGTGTTCGACGAGCGGGTTACCACGATCGTCGGCAGAAGCGATGTGGGCAAGTCATCCATTCTGCGAGCCTTGCGATGGCTGATGTTGGGCAGACCATCCGGTTCCGCCTTCGTTCGGCATGGGCGGGACGAGGCTATGGTATCGCTTTGGCTGGACGGTCACAAGTTGTCAAGACGAAAGGGACGGAGGACAAACAAGCTGGCACTGGATGGAGTAGGACTGGAGGCGTTCGGAATGGAGATGCCGGAGACAGTCGCTCTGCTGTGTAATGTGGATGAGACGAACTTTCAGACACAGCACGAATCGCCGTTTTGGCTGTCGCTTACGGCTGGACAAGCCAGCCGAGAACTGAACGCCGTCGTCAATCTAGGGGTGATCGACAAAGCTCTTTCTGCTGTGGCTGCAAAAGCCAGGCGTGCCAAAGCTGCTGCCGATCTATCGCAGGAGCGGTGCGAACGGTGTGAGAAGCAGTTGGAATCACTCGACTGGGTAGAGGAAATGTCGAGGGATTGGCAGTGGGTGGAGAACTTGCAAAAGCGACAAGACGAAAGCGAGAGGAAGATCATACGGGCGAAGGCTCTAAGAGATGAGGCTAATCGCTTACGGAGACAGGCAGCGATGGAGGTACCCGATACAACCGAACTGGACACGATGGTATCCGAGTTGGAAAAACGAGAACAGGTAATGCGGTCGGCATTGACTCAGCTCACAGAAGTTCGCCACCTGACGAGGACGATAGAATCATGCAAGGAAGGGGTCAACGATTTGGAGGTAAGACTATCGACTGAATCTGGTGGGATCTGTCCTCTATGCGGGAGTGAGCTTGAGAACTAATGAGGATGGATTAGAAGTTGAGGAATGTGAATTGCCTGAGAAAATAGCTATTCTATGCAGCGATATTCATCTTTCTCACACTCCGCCGATGTCTCGAAGCGGTGAGATAGACTGGTATGAAGCTATGTCTCGCCCGCTGCAAGAGCTGCGGGACTTGGCTGAAAGCGACGGATTGCCGGTGCTGTGTGGTGGGGACGTGTTCGATAGATGGAACAGCCCGCCGAAGCTGATTACCTTCGCTATGCGAATGCTACCTACTAATTTCGCCTCCGTGATGGGGCAACACGACTTGCCGTATCACAGTTGGGAGCAGCGGGAGATTTCAGCTTTCTGGACGCTCGTGGAGGCCGGTGCGATAGAGTTGTGCTCTGGTTGGAGAGAGGATGAACCTTCGATTTGGCGTGGATTTCAGTGGAATGAAGATATCGAGCCAAACAGAGAAAGGGATAAGAGACGGTTGAACATCTGCATTGCCCACCGATACGTATGGTTTAGCAAACCCAGGCTGCCGGTAGACAGGTGCAATAATCACTTGCGAGAAATGCTGGGCAGACTGGAAGGTTATCGGGTAGCGTTATTTGGAGATAATCATCGTGGGTTCTGCTGGAAGAGCGAGGAGAGAGGGTTATCGGTGTTCAACGCCGGCACGCTCATGCGGAGGCGAGCAGACGAGCGTGACTACAAGCCAATGGTCGGTCTGTTGCTGGAGGATGGAACTGTGGAGCCGTACTTTCTGGATACAAGCCGGGACAAGTTCGATGGTGGTGAGAATATTCGGCAGGCTGAGCGGACGCTGATTGAACTAGACTCGTTCGTCGATGAATTGAGAAACTTGGGTGATGGAGGTCTGGATTTTCGGAAAGCAGTCGAGGAGGCAATGGTCCGCGAGCAAGTGAGCAAGGAAGTAAGACGTGTGATCTTGGAGGCGATAGAGAAAGGGACTGATTGATGGAGATTGAGGATTTTCGACGTCTGAAAGTCAAGATAGATTCCCTCCGACAAAGGAAGACCAAAGCTGAGGGGGCTTTGGAGCAGGCCGAGCAGCGATTGTTGTCCGAGCTAGGTGTTGGCACTGTGCATGATGCCGAGGGGGTGATTGAGCGAATGGAGGATGAACTTGAGAGCCTCCGTAGGCAGATACAGAATAAGCTAGACGAGTTCGCGGAGAGGTGGGGTGAGAAACTGGAAGAGCAAAGTTGAGAATGCAGTAGCCGAGCGGGACCGCTTGAGACGAAAGCTCACAGAAGAGCGAGAAGAATCTGCAAGTTCTGTGAAGAAGCGACGTGAAGTCGAAGAAGCCCAGATGCTGCTTCAGTCCGTCGCAGCGGCAGTACAACAGAGCGCCCACAGACAGATAGCAGGAGTGGTATCACGATGCCTCGAAGCTGTCTTCGACGAGCCTTACGAGTTCCAAATCGAGTTCGTGGAACGGCGAGGCAAGACGGAGGCAGTCATGCAATTTGTCCGGGATGGCGAGTCGGTGTCTCCGATGGATGCAGCTGGCGGTGGAGTAGTGGACCTCGCCGCGTTCGCTGTCAGGTTAGCGAAGTTGGTGCTGGCCAGACCACCTCGCCGAAGATTGCTAGTGCTGGATGAGCCGTTTCGGTTCGTCAGCCGGGACTTGCGTCCGCGAGTGCGAAGGCTAATTGAGACATTGGCAGAGGAAATGGCCGTGCAATTTGTGCTTGTGACGCACGATCCGATGCTGACGATGGGCAAGGTGGTGGAAGTTGAATGAGGTGAAGAGAGCGGGATGGTTCCCTTGAGGTGGCTTCTGGGGAACAGAGCGAGAAAGACGCACAAGAGAAACGAGAGTGGCGGATGAGTGGGAGTCGAAGAAAGCGGAGTGCTTCGAGTGATGTGGAAAGACTGCGATTGAGGCAGAAGATTACCCATGACTATCTGCATGGTGGTTATACGTCTCAACATGAGCTGGCGGTCCGGTACGGAGTCTCTGATGCTACGGTGTGCCAAATTCTAAAGCAGATCAAAACCATTTTGAGAGAGGAGTTCGAGGAACAGTTTCAGGAGGAAACGGCTAAGCGATTGGCCCAGCTCGAGCTGATGATCGGCAAAGCCAACAGCAGCTTCGAGATCAGTAAGCAGGAGCAGGTAGAGATCACTATTAGGACGGAGAAGTGTCGTTGCGGGAAGTGTTCCGGTACGGGAGAAAGGGATGGCGAGACATGTCCTGGATGCGAGGGGCGGGGATACAACTTGCAAGAGGTGGAGACTAAAAAAGTCAGCGGGCAGGCAGGTGATCCACGCTTCTTGGCCATCGTGCTGAAAGGAATCCAGGAGATAGCTCGTATTCGGCAACTCTATCCGGAGAGGCAAACTACGAGGCGAACCACGAAGATCGGCCGTCAATACAACGTCGGTGCAATAGCGGTGGAGAACCGCTTGGAAGGGGCATCGCAAGAAATGCTCCTGGAGGCGAGAAGGCTGATGCTGCGGATCGAGCAGTCGAAGAACAGGGATGATATCGCAGATGTAGAGTTTGGGAAAAGCGATGAGAGTAAAGAATGAGTGACTCCACTACCGTCACCAGATTTTTCAAAACCTGGCCAGAAGTCAAAAGTCTCGGCTGCCACCAGCAGAGTTTTCAGAACCTCACCAGAAGTCAAAAGCCTCGGCTGTCACCAGCAGACTTTTCAAAACCCGGCCGGAAGTCAAAAGTCTCGGCTACTGTCAGCAGACTTTTCAAAACCCGGCCAGAAGTCAAAAGTCTCGGCTGCCGCCGGCAGACTTTCCGAAACCTGGCCAGAAGTCAAAAGTCTTGGCTACTGTCAGCAGAGTTTTCAGAATCTCACCAGAAGTCAAAAGTCTTGGCTGTCACCAGCAGACTTTCCGAAACCTGGCCAGAAGTCAAAAGTCTTGGCTACTGTCGGCAGACTTTCCGAAACCTGGCCGGAAGTCAAAAGTCTTGGTATGTTGGTGTCTATACGAGCGAAGAACCAAAACACGTCTCATTGCAGATGTAGAGTTTGGGGGAAGGGGTAAATAGGTTTATAACTTTATAGGTGTTTCCCCCATATGGAGATTCTCTCACGAAATCCCTCGAAAAACTCGAAATAGTGTTGGGCACACCTCTGAAAATTCCTATAATAGAATAGTAGTAAAACGGCTCCATCGGGGAAACCGACATAAGCTCTGGAGGGCGAATCGCCGCAATTGGGTGATAGCTGCCGGGAGCCGTTGGACAGCGATCGCTAGGTGCCACCCGCCTAGCGAGCTGTGGAAGCCAGGGGACACTACGTTCCTGAGCCGCACAGCTCGCCGGGTTTCTTTTTTGTTAGGTGACTATCGATGAGCACTACGACCGTCCGGCACTATCTTCGGCCCCGCGAGGTCGCCGAGATCCTCGATGTCAAACTGGAGACTGTACTTGCCTACATCAGAGCAGGTCAACTAGCTGCTGTGAACGTGGCCCATCCCGATGCCCGTAGGCGAGCCCGCTGGAGGATCAGTATCGAAGCTCTGGAGCAGTTTGTGACGAAGCGGACGATCCAGCCGGCCCCGAGCAAGCCCGCTCCCCGGCCCCGGCAGCAATAAAACTCGCATGTCGCATTTCTTGGGAGCTGACAGTATGACTACTGATGACGGCACCGTCCACTTCTACGGCCTGCGTTTTCTGGAGGACGTTTGGCGGTACTACGTTCTGAAGGTAATTACCGCCCGGCAGGCCATCCTTCTCGCCCACGTGGACTATTTTTGCAATCCCCAACAGCAGAAGAAGGACGGCGAGTGGGATGCGGTAAAGTCCAAGTTTTTCAGAACCGACACACTGGAGACGATCTTACAGTGCTCGCGGTGGACTGTCTGGCACGCGGTGTGTGATCTCCAGCGATTGAGGGGGATGTTCAAGGCTCGGAAGATGGCGCGGGACTTCTGGGAACTGAAAACTAAGCCCAGACAACGCGAGCAGGCGTTTTACGTGTATCCCATCATTCGCAAGCTGTTCGAGGCGGGAGCGTACACGCCCATCGAAATGTTGATTATGGCGGACATCGCCAGTTTTACGCTCAACGGGCAATTCTACTGGAAGTCGAATCGGCAGATCGGTGATCGGCTCGGTCTTAGGAGTAGAGGAGTTGAGTGGCACTTGGCTGGGTTGCGGGCCAGAGGGGAGTTAATAGCCGAGACGATGACACACGACGAAGCTTGCGAAGTCCTGGAGCGGATCGGGTACGAGAAAATGTTCAGGCGAAAAGGTGGTCGCATAACGCGTTTCCTTTCCCCGACGCGAGAAGAACTTTGGGAGCACAACCAACCGCGATTTTTGATTGAGGGTTCAGATTTTGACTGTTGGATTTCCCAGGGGGGTCGGCCGGTGACTGTTGGATTTCCCAGGGGGGTCGGCCGGTGACTGTTGGATTTCCCAGGGGGGTCGGTTGGAAAAACTGTGAGGTAATAGATTAAGTACAGGGACCAACTCTTTGGGAAGAAATTAAGTTCAAACTATTGGCTCCGTCCCTTACGAGGGACGGAGCGGGGGGGGAGAAAAACTTTTCAACATCATTGATGGAAAAGAGTGTTTTCCCCCTCGGTTTGCTCAGCAAGCACTTCGCCGGTTGTTGAAAAACAGAACCTTCGCCGGTTAACGACGGAAAAGCAAGAGGAGCAAAAGCCGAACGAACAGCCTGTCCCTGACGAAGACGAAGTGACTTGGTTTTCAAGCGAGGAGTGAAAAATGAAGATCCTTGAAGCATTCGCCACCCTGGCGGTGGAACGCGAAGCGGGACGCATCGAGCTTCCACGGTGTCCGTTGCCAAACGGCCTGGACCTGGGGGTGGAATTTGTCGTGGCACTGTGCCTCGCCACCGATCGCCTGCATGGGTGCAAGACGGTGGAGGACTTGCTGAACGGAGCGATTCGGGCAGGAACCGATTTTGTGCATGGCTTGTTCGACCCGGCGGATCTGGACCGTGCAATGATCCGCGTCTGCGGCATGATCGAAGATACGGGCGAACGATGAAGTCCGCCGAATTGCAGGCCTCAGTGATGCAAAAATTCAACATCAGCGAGAAGACCTATTGTTGAAAAACAGAACCTCGCCGGTTGTTGAAAAACTACTGAGCGAGAGAACAGAAAGTGAGAAAGATTGGTGAATACTGCGTTGTTTTCATCGTTCTGAAAATTCGGTCAGTGACGGCCAAAACTTTTGACTTCTGGCCAGGTTTTGAAAAATCTGCCACCAGCAGCCGAGACTTTTGACTTCTGGCCAGGTTTTGAAAAATCTGATCTGGTGGCGGAGGAGAAAAGAAGATATTGATCTACTTACTCTAGGGGGTAAGTGAAGAAACAAGCACTATCGAGTACCCGAAAGCCGAAAAATGTACGAAAAGTTGGACCTGGTAGGAGCACAGAGAAAAATAGATGCAGATCGATGACAGAAGAGAAATTACAACAACTGCCGTTTTCGCCAAACAATGTGGAAGAACTGGTTGAGAGGAAAGCTGCTGACGATTTTGTCTTCTTCGCCCGCCAGTTAGTGATCCCTGGAGCAAACGGCCGACTACTTCTCGAAGACGCAATGCGTTGGTACGAAGAGCAGGGAGTTGAACCCTTTCAACGGCGGTTTTTCGAAGACATAGCACCGTCGCTCACTGCAGTGAGAATGGGGACCGATCCTCCCTGCCGCCGCTTCTGGTTGGAACGGACGAAGAAAGCGGGGAAGGACAGTGATCTGGCTGTGTGTCTTTTGTGGCTGATGGCCTTTCCCCGCCGGCCCACTTTTTGCCAAGTCGTTGCAGCGAGCCGCAAGCAAGCCGGAATCATAAGACATAGGGCTGAGGACATCTGTTTTTTCAACCGTTGGCTTGCAGAGAAAGTGCGGTTCACACGAGCAGGGATGGTCAGTATTTGTGGGCTGGCGGAAACGAGAATCGAAGCGACCGACAAAGCAACCGCTCACGGAGATTCACCGCAGCTGCTGATTCTGAACGAATTAGTACATGTGACGAAGTGGGAAGCAATGGAAAGCCATTACAACAACGCCTCTGGCGTACCTCGCGGTGTGATGATTGTGTCGACGAATGCTGGTTACAGGGGAACGAGGGCAGAAGTGTGGAAACAAAATGCTCTGAAGAAAAGTGACCGGTGGCATGTACATGTTTGGGATAGGTGCGCTCCGTGGCTGAAGGAAGAGGATGTGGAAGATGCACGTTCGGCTAACATACCATCGGAATTCGACAGATTGTTCAGTGGCCGGTGGGTGAGCGGAAGAGGTGGGAGCTTGACGGAGGAGTCAATTGACAACGTGTTTCGCTCTTATTTGCGACCGATGACGGGGGGAGAAAAAGGTTGGGAGTTTGTAGCCGGACTTGATCTGGGAATCAGTCATGATCATGCAGGATTGCTTGTTCTGGGATTGAACGGAAAAGAGAATCGATTGCGCGTGGCTTGGATGAAAGATTGGAAACCATCACTGCCGAATGAGAAAGGGCGATTGGAAGTAGACATTTCCCTGGTAAAGCGATCGATCGTGCAAATGAACCATCAATTCTCACCGATTTGGTTTGGGTATGATCCGGCTGCTGGAGGTAGTTTTTTGGCCCAGGAAATGAGAGATGCTGGCGTTAGGATGACATCGGTGCCCTTTTCTGGGAGTTCGCTAGACGCCATGGCTAAGGCGTTCATGATGGCGGTTAAGTCAGGAAAGCTGGAAAGCTACGAATCGGAGGTACTCCGCCGCGATCTCGGGAAGTTTGACATTCAGCCAGTTTTGCCGGAGAGATATAGAATTAAGGCAATTAGCGACGAATATGGACATGCAGATGTGGGAACAGCTTTGCTGATCTGCTTGCCGAAAGCGATTGAATTGGTCGGAGATTTGACACCTGTGCCTTCGCAGGTGTTTTTTCACGAGGAGGGCGAGGCGTGGATGGAGGATCAAGAGGTGGAGAAGGCAAAGCGGAGTGACCCATTTCTGAAAGACATTCTGGAGGGAGTCGAAGAAGACGAGGAAGAAATGAGGACAAAGATGTCGAGGGACATGGGAGACTTTCTGGATTTGATGTGACGAGAATCCTTGTAATTCCTATAGGAGAGAATCGAGTTTCCCCTTATAATGGGAGGGGCCAGAGAATGAACACGAGGAAAGAGAGGGACAGTACGGAGTGGATGTTGAAGGTAGTGTCAACGGGGGAAGTGGAAGGCTGTCCAAACTTCCCCCGCGAGTTCCTGTGTGGTCTGCGTGGGGCTTTGGAGGCAGGGTTGAGCTGTGAGGAAATTACGGCACTGCTGATCCTATTCACAGGGATATATGAAGCGTCGCAGCGGTACTCTGGTGAGGAATTGATAAGGCGTTCAGTTCTGCTGACCCGCACGATGTCAGGTGATATAGAGTATCTCAACCAAGTACGTGAGCAGAGCGAAAGGAATAAGCGATTCAGGCAAGCATTGATCCGTCGTAGAGGTCGGAAGGCGGGCAGGTAAGATGAGCGGAGTGTAGCAGTAGCGGTGAGGGATACTTGATGAGGTGATGCGATGCCAATCAGATTCGATGGCACTCTGAACATGGTCAAGCCTGGCGACGTATTGGAGTTTCGGTCTACTAGTTGCTTTGGCCGGCTCATTACACTGTGCACTTTGGGGTCGCAGCACGTCGGAGTTGTAACTAGGCACCCAGAAGATAGTAGACTTGTTGTCTGGGAGTCGACGATGAGTTTACCTCTTCCGTGTCTGTTTGCGGGCAGGCGGGTACGCGGCGTGGGTTGCCGATTGTTGAGGCGTCGTGTGCTGTACGAGCTCCACCGCAACGGTTATGTCTGGATTCATCCGTTGGTTACACCGCTTGACGGGTACGAAAGCAGGATGCTTGCGATGGTATGCTACAATACCAGAGGCACACCCTATGATTGGTGGGGAGCATTTCAAAGCCGGACGCTTGGCGGTCGTTACTTAACGCGGCGTATTGTGCCGAGTGTCGAGGACGCGAAGTCGCTGTATTGCAATGAGGCTGTTGCGTTCTGGCTTCGGGAAGTTGGGCGATTCAAACGCGATAATGCGGCTGCGTTCAATCCGAGGACGTTTTTGAAAGCGCAGCATGAAGACGGGATGCATGAAGAACCGATCGAATTGAAATTGAATAGCTTGTAGCTTGGAAGGATGTGTTCGTCCGGAAGATGAAAGGAGTGAAGCGATGCGAGAACGTGTAGTGTGGATGCTGATAGCGATGATGATCGTGGACATCACCATCGGCATGTATGGTCTGTTCAAGATGCACAAGATGCAAAAGGCACAGGAGCAGACGGACCGATCTCAATGGGCAGCGATGGTTCAGATGCACAGGCAGATGGTAGTCGAACACAAGCAGACTGAGGACAAGCCTGCCGATCTGAACAAGCAATCCGAACCGCCGCCGATAGTGCAACCTCAGATTCCGGACAATGCTGGGATTCCGGACATTCTTCCGCCTCCCGGGCCCGCGCCCGAAGTAGAGCAGAGAGAGGAAGGATGCAGCTTCTCCGCTGGCTTACTGATACTGATTTTGGCTGTGATCGCCGCTTTTGTGATTGGGGGTGAAATTGAAATTGGATAGCTTGTAGCTTGGAAGGACGTGCGATGCGGAGCATGATAATCCTGACTATGACAGCGGCTTGTTTCGGTTGCGGTCCCGTCGCTTTGCAGCAGGATGCAGCTCGGGAGCCTGAGAAGACTGAATGGATTCTTCACCCTGCGGTGGATCATTGCTACAAGACCGACGATGGGCGGTGGATGTGCCCACGCGGAAAACAAGTCGAGGCAGAAGCTCGGCAATTGTTGACATCGCTTGCCGGGAGCAAGACAGAAAATTCGCCACCGAACTTGCTTGATCTTCCGCCTGGTTTACGGCAGAGCAATTGGGGGACTGGAAGCTGTGCACACGCGGCGATCGTCGATATATTGCGGCAGCACGGCTACTTCGCCCTGGCTCAGTGGTGGCGTTCACATCACAGTGGGGCCTACGGGATCGGCAGTGGTGTAAGGGATCTCGGAGAGCTTGGTCTTTCGGTGGCCTATACGTTGGATGGCAGAGAGGAGTTTTTGGAGTGGTGTTCCAGGAACCGGCATGGGGCCGCTATCCAGTACGATAACGTTTACGGATGGAGACGTGGTCCACATGCCGTAACGTTTCGAGGTTACGCGGACGGTTATGCGTATTTGCAGGACAACAACGCGCCGGATCAAGTGAAGTGTGTGAGGAAGGATGTGTTCGTCCGGAAGTGGAAACAGGATGGCGGGAACGCATTGACGCTTGTCGCAAACCCAATCCCGCCGTCATTGCGGTTACCTTAGATGAAAGGAGTGAAGCGATGCGAGAACGTGTAGTGTGGATGCTGATAGCGATGATGATCGTGGACATCACCATCGGCATGTATGGTCTGTTCAAGATGCAAAAGACACAGGAGCAGACGGACCGATCTCAATGGGCAGCGATGGTTCAGATGCACAGGCAGATGGTAGTCGAACACAAGCAGACTGAGGACAAGCTTGCCGATCTGAACAAGCAATCCGAACGGATGATTGAAGCATTTACCCAAGACTTGCCGGAGACGGGTGGAGCGTGGTACACGACGCTGTTCCTGGACGATGACTGGAAGGATCGACCGGAGCAGGTCGAATTGGTGAGTTGGTTTTGCACTGACCCACGTCTGGCGAAGCTCAAGGATGATACGATCGACAACATCTACACACCCTCTCACCCGTTGTATAAAGCTCGATATGCGAAGTCGATCAAGCGATTGCCGGCGATTGCTGTGCAAGATTCCAAGGGGGTGACGCGGTACGCGATTGGCCAGAACAGGCCGATACCGTCGTCTTCGGACGAGTTGGCAAAGCAATTGCAGCAGATATTTCGGAGGTGGCAGGATTGCTGTCCACGGCCGTTCAAGCAAGATGACGATGAAGACGAACCGCCGCCGATAGTGCAACCTCAGATTCCGGACAATGCTGGGATTCCGGACATTCTTCCGCCTCCCGGGCCTGCGTCCGAAGTAGAGCAGAGAGAGGAAGGGAGCAGCTTCCCCGTTGGCTTACTGATTTTGGCTGTGATCGTCGCTTTTGTGATTGGGGGAGCAGTCTCGGTTGTTTACAACATCAAGCGTACTCCAAGTCCATGAGGAGGAATGAGCGATGGTAGTTGGTAGTGTGGTACTGTCAAATCCGCAAGCGATTGGGCTGAGCGTCTTGCTGGTCGCTTTGGCGTTCATGGCCGGCTTATGGGCACTCTCATTCTGGTATCGCAAAGATACCGAGAAAGAGAATCGTGATCGACAGCGGATCGAATTCGCGGCCAGATTGCAAGAGGCAGGTCTGGAATTCTCCGCGGATATGGTGACATGCATCGTCGTACGTGACTGGGATGGTTTGGCAAAGCTCGTGTGGAAGTTGGTCAGCCAGGCGAAGGAACCTGGTGGTTTATTGAGGATGCTGGAAAAGAACTTTTGGTGGCAGTTGGCTCAACGTGTGGATCTTTCGGAAGACTTGTCTAAGATTTCCAGTGCTGTCGGTAAGGCTAATGCTATGAAAAAGGATAGGGTGAAAAAGTGACAGTGGCTCTGCTCTGTGCGGTGGTTGCGCTGGGATTGACACCCGAGCAGGTGAGGGAAGTCTGCTTTGCCCGTGCGTCCTCTGTCGTGTCGGTGAAGGCGAGTATTTCACTGACTGCTACGGATGGTCGCCATATCTATATGTCCGACGGGACCGTTCGCTACACTGCTCCGGACCAGTTTCGGGTGATCGTCTATCGCCGGATAGCGAAACGACAATTGGCGTTCGACTTCGGCGTTAATGGTGAATCGTCTTGGTTCCGGGACTATCTACGAAACCAGCAGCGAGACAATCCCGTTGTGGAACCGGCGGGCTTGCTATGGTTGCTCGGGTTGTCACCTCCGATTAGCAAAGCTTCGGCATGGCGAGACGGTAATTCTGTGGCAGTGGCTGTTCGGGGACCGGGTCGGGTCTGTGTAGCGAGACTTGATGCGAAAACTGCTGCGCTTCGATCGTCTGTTGTGTATCGTGATGGGAGGCTGATTGGTTGGTGCCGGTACAGGAAAGTGAACGCTCGCGGTATTCCTGTTTCAGGCATCATCATGGTTGGTGAATCTCGTATGGAATGGGTTCTGTACGATGTGCGAATTGAGATAAGTAGTTAGTTACTCCTAGCGGTGAAGGGTTAAGTTGATGGATAATGTGGCTACGTGGACGGCAATAGGTGCGGCTGTTTCTGCTATCGGAGTGGCGATAACATCGATTGCTTTTGTAGCAAAGGCATCCTTTCACATAGGTCGAATATCAGCCATCGTCGAGAACGGTATGACGAAGACGCTGGAGCATTTGCAGGAAGACATCATCGAGCTATTCCGTGTTTTGAAGGATCTGCCGTGTAAAGATCATGAAGCTCGTGGCCAACACCGCGATGAGGCGATACGGGATCTGAAAAAAGAAATATCGAAATTGCTATAGGAACGCGATTGCATCACAATTTTCGATCACAGAGCAGTTGAGCAATGAAACAACTGACAGAGCCATCCGCTACCGACCTGCAAAAGCTGGTCTACAACCACAATCTCGGTGGCAAGCTGAAACAACAGGAAACCTATGATCTTCCTCCTGGTGCAAGCTGGGCCGTCGTCGGAACTCTTGTGGACGAAGCCCTAACCCCCGATGACGTGCCGACGCTCCAGAAGGCAATTCAGTCGCTTGCTGCTGTGCAGGCGGCCGAGCCGCTTTGCTGGGGGCGACAGCCTATTGTAGAGGCGGAGGCCTGCGTCGCTATGCTGCATATCTCGGCCGTCTTATCACAGACGATTGCCACCGGTACGGACAAGACCTTCGCGGACAAAAGAAGCCTTCACACCTTCCGCGTTCTTCCGAGTGCCAAGAAATGGATTGTCTGGGCCCTGAAGGTGCCTGTTCCGATCACTCGGGCAAACATCCCAATGCTCAAGACCGCGTTGGAAGACGTGCCTGGGATTGCCCTTGCCGAGCACCTATTCGACGGACAGGTCGACACGAGGGCGGTAGGATCAAACCCGCTCAGGGTGGTGTGTCATGCCAGAATTGACCCCGTGAAAGAAGACGAGCCCGAGGAGCCGCTTGATGTCGGTAAATAACATATACACCAATGACGGCGCAACTGGTCTCTGGTCTACCGCGGCCAACTGGTCCCTGGGTCACAAGCCCCAGGCGGGCGAAGTTGCACTGCTGGATGGCACGACGGACAACAATCTGGTTGTTGACGAGAATGCGGCGTGCGACGGGATATGCACTACTGCTGCCTATGATGGCGACGTGGACTTTGGTGACTCGATGAGCCACGCCTGGAATGGCTACGGCATCGTCATGGACCATACAGGCGATGTCTCTTTGGGGACGGACACGATTCATACCGTCACTGATGGAACGTTTGACTGGTGGCACGTTGGTGGATCATGTTTTCGCGAAACATCTACGGTCGTGATGCAGGGTACGTGCATTTTAATTGAGGGGGGGCGATACCTTTACACTGTAAAAGCCAACGCGACGGTGACTGTCCAACAGACTAGTGCATGGGTCAAGTCTGCGATTATCGTCGTTGATGGTGCAATGATCAATATCTTGTCGGGTTATGCCCTTGTGCAACGCACCGGGTCGAGCACGATTGCTGGCACCGTTACTGGCGGCGGGACTTACGCTTTTTATGGAGGCGATTTACTTTCGTACACTGGCGCTATCAGTGTAGCCGTCCTCCGGGTAAGCGATTGCCGCAACACGAAAGAGACGCTGCCGGCCGGGGTCTACGAAGCAGCCTTAACGCTGATTCGGAGCACCAATGTTACGCTATACGGAATCCGATTCGCTGCTGGTGCTTATGAATTCGAGGACTTCGAGATCGAAGCATGGCGCGATAGGTATTGTCTCGTCGATGCAGCAACAAATGATAGCTCCGTTACACTTCACGGCAGCTTGACTATTGATTCCCAATGGACGGAAGCCGAGGTCGAGCTAACTATCGGCACCAACGCCTTCATTCTCGAAGGCGACTTGGTTTCTTCGGGTGACGGCGACTTTACTATCTCCTCCGAGGGCGGCGCTTTCATTCTGTCCAGCACCAACGACCAAAATATCGACCCCTGCGGTGCCGACTGGTCGACGATTGATATTCGGATCGACAAAGCGGCCGGCACCGTCACACTCGATGACGACTGGACCGTTGCCGATTTCACATGGGATGCCGGAGGACTCGACCTGAACGGCAAGACACTCCAGGCGACCGGCGATATCGACATCGACGGCGGCACGCTTGCCGATCCTGTCGGATCGACGCTGCGAGGCGACGCAATTGATGTTGATGGCGTCGACATGGAAGGCAGTGGCACATGGTACTTGACGGCCGACAGCGCGGGGACGCTGCACAATCTGACTGTCACTAATTGTGATGCCAGCGGTGGTGTCGAGATTAACGCGACTGACAATTGTATTGACGGAGGTGGGAACACGAACATCGATTTCGGCGTGGCAGCTGCCGGTACGTTTGGCCAGACGTGGGTTGAGCCGTTTGCCGTCGCGGGGACGTTTTCATGAGAGTATGATAGACTATAGGTCAAGAGAAGTTTCATGAGACAACTCGACGTGGAAAATAACGACTATGATTTGACCCTCCAGCAGACGGTCTTGACCCACACGCCAGACGCTAGCAACCCGTGTCTCTGCCAGGGACTTGTCTGCTTTGGTGATGGTTCGAAAGATTTGGACGGCACTGGAGGTGATTTTGAGCTGACGGTAGTGGTAGGCGGACAAACACTTGAACCCGATCCGCAAGAGATAACCTTCTCAGCAGCGACCAGGACGGCCGTTTTTACTCGGGCATTTCCTGTGCCGGCCAACGCTCAGGTCTTGCTCAAAGCCAAGAGCCCGAATGGTGCTGATACCGACGTTGACGTGACGGCTTATCTGTATGATGTTGGACCATTGCAACCAACCACGCGGGGAAATCAGCTTACAGTATCTGGTGGAGCCGCTCTAGTTGCGGGACAAGCTGTTCGTGACTCGATGAAACTAGCCCCTACTGCCGGAGCTCCGGCAGTAGGATCTATTGACAAGCATTTGGATGATATTCTGGAAGATACGGATGAACTTCAAGCTTCGATTGGAGCCCCGACGATTGAGTGAGATAAGGGTATGGCGGTAGCAGGTGATACAATCTATCATCAGTTCGTGACGAAGGCTGTCAGTGGAGCACTGGTCGATGCCGATGCTCTGCCGGTAGGGACGCTCGTCAGGAATGGAGTGGATACGGAGATCTCCGTAACGATTACGAACAAGGCGGTTGGGGTCTACGTTGCACAGTTTACGATCCCATCGGCATATGTAGCTGGCGACGAAGTAGCACTCCGCATTACTGCTACCATCGGCGGAGTAACTACGGGGGCTGTGGTCTGGCAGGAAACACTCACGAGCGGACTGACTGCAGTTCCACTTCCCGGAGAGGGAGCCGAACCGGGAACCATAGTGACGGTGGCCGCTTTGCGATTGGAGCTGGGTATATCTGCTTCGGCCACGGCTGAAGAGATCGCCGTGGCTGAATGGGCGATTCTCAAAGCAGAGGGAGCTGTTAAGCGGTTCCTTCGCTACGATCCCGTGCTGAAGCGGAGGACGGAATACTACCCTCGTGCGGATTTGTCTTTAGGCAAGGTCGATTCTGTTTGGGAAGCGAGTGAGACGGAAGCCTACGTGCGGATGGAGTCGATGGGGCAGACGAGTGGGTTGCAACTTCAGCATATTCCAGTCAGGTCCTCACCTGCGATGGATTTGCGGATTGACTATAATGGCAGGTCAGGAACCAGGGCGGGAGCATTCGCCGCTGAAACCGCGAGGACGGAGGGAGAAGACTTTTGGCCGAACTATGATCTACTCGATAGCAGTGGAAATAAGATGTGCAGAGACGGGCTGCTCAGAAGTATCGGCCTCTGGCCGCTCACGGCCGGGACAGTCAAAGTGGAGTACACTGCTGGCTACACTGCTGAGGAGCTACAGGGAGCGGACGATGTGATTGATGCGAGTCCGATCTGGGAAGCTGTGCTGGAAGAGGCGAAGCGGCGGGTTGAGCAGGTGATGGTCCGGAAAAAGTCATCGGTGGGTTGGACAGCCGGACCGAAATCATCCGAAAGATTGGGCGACTATAGCTATTCAATCGATTCGTCGTTAGCAAAGGCTTTGTACGGAAGTTCCGCCGGATTAACGGATCAATCCATGATGCTTTTGGAACCGTTCGTCAACAAGGGATGGGAGCTATGAGGACGTGATTGAGGGATTGGATGTGAAATGAAACGATGCAAGGGAAGCCAGTTATTGAAACTGATGTGGTATTGAGAAGATGTCACTGTTGGACGAACTGCCGGATCGTTGTACGATTCAGCGCCGGGTGAGAGTGAAGGATAGCCTTGGCGGAAGCAAGGACGGTTTCGTTGTTGAACAGACGGACGTTGAGTGTTGGGAACAGCAGGCTGGAGCGGCTGAATCGGCGGAGTTCGAGAAGAAGGGGATCACGGTGACGAGCAAGGTCTATTTCGTAGAAAATCCAAAACTGACGTCTCGGCATCAGATAGTCGTAACGAGCAGGAATGGGGTGGTCATTGATGCAGCGGATCAGGCGGTGTTGGATGTGGCTGCTGCTCCGCTACCTGATGTATCTGTCGGCCGAGGATTGCTTTGGCGGGTGATGGTAGGATTCAAGGAAGGGGAGTGAGCCATGCGGGTGGTCTGCCAGACGATTGAAGCATTCGTCGAAAATCTGCGGATTGGAACGCCAGTCGAAAAAACGGTTTGGGTAGACATTACCGCAAGGGAAGTGAATGAGCACAAGATGGTGATGAACTTGCAAGCATCTGCCGTGGTCCAATTGCCGGACGGTGGCGAGTTCTTGCTCCAGTACGGCGAGGATTGTGGCTATGATTTTACGGATGGAGAACCTGAAATGGAGGGAACAAAGGCTGCGAAACACCGCCGCGGTTATTTGATCGAGCAGTGCGAGGACATGGGTTTAATGGTCAGGCCTGGCATAGTTGGGATATAGAAACGATGAAGGGGAGAACCAATGATAAAGTACAAGCAATTGAGTACGGAAGATGAAGCATTAGAAGATGTTCGTACGAATGTCGAAGCTGTGATAGGAATGCAGTGGATGGCTGTTGTGTGGTGTGTCGAAGACGGATGGGAAGATGATTTGCAGAGCATTCGGCTTGTCGGCCGGACCACTTGGAGGTTTCCACGCGAGAAGTTCGAGGCGGCTGTGGAACTGCTACGAGAGAATCTGGAAGCTGAGAAGAGGGATGGAGAGCCGGATCGTCCATCTCCTCTCAAGCTAGCACCGTTCGTGTCCGATCTTGCTGATGGCGATTCCCTCGTCGATCAAAACATGGAGGGTTTACTCCAGCGAAGAGAGAAAGAGGAAGCAGAATGAAGATGAGTGTCTTCAGACGATTCTTTAGGACTCGTACTTCTCGTACTTCCAAGGCGATGCAATTAGCAGAGCAGGCGGCAGTCCGCTTGGAGGAGAAGCACCGTAGACTCGTTCGGCAGGAGCGAGTTCTGCTATCGTTAGAGGAAGAAATCCTTCGATTGGTCGGTTCTGCATCCAAGCTGATAGAACGGGTGAAAGTGATATCGCAAACGACAGCGGATGACATTCGTGATACTCAGAGGGACTTGGAACGGGCGGAACATGCTATGGAGGCTTTGCGTACTGCTCACCAGGTGGATGCGGAGGTGACGATCCCAACCTTGCAGGCGAGGTGGGAGGAGTTGAAAGCAAAGCATGAAGCCAACATCGCTTTGTCGAACCATCGACGGGCGACATTGGCTCCCGGTAATATGGAGGAGGTGTGATGTCCGAAGCTCTGGCCAAAGCGATTCGCAGGACATCGGCGATTGCATCACTTGCATTTGCATCGACCAGACAGGTTGGAGGAAGTTCTGGTGCCATTGATCTGGTCCCGTCCGATATGGCGTCCGGTTTGGATTCTTGGCAGAAGCAACAGGCGTATGCCCATCGCTACAGTCAGATGCGGGGCTGGGTATATTCGGCGATCAACGCTCTGGCCAGTGAAGCGGCTGGGCAACATGCAGTCGTGGCCCGATTGAGTGGGGTGAAGCGGGAGCAGAAACCGAGAGGAAGCAAGCTCCTAGAATTGACTCGTATGCCGCTGTCGACGCGGAGAAAGGCGGCTGAGCAGGAATACGAGATTCAGAGGGATCATCCTTTGGTGGATCTGTTGGAAAGACCCAACCCGATTCAAGAGCGATGGCAATTCGTCTATTCCTTTGTCGCTAATTTGGTGATCACTGGTTGGGCATACATTGTGCTTGGCAGGGCGAAGGGCAAGGACGGGAAGCTGGAGATGTACAGTCTCCCGACAACGTGGGTTAAACCTGTGCATGATAAGGGATCGTTCTCGTCTTTCGAGGTACGGAATCCGCGGGCAACGGGAGTGGAGCCGGCCATGCTGGATAGGAGTCAAGTGGGGTTTGCTCATTTACCGAACCCTGGTGATCCGATGGCGGCACTGGCTCCGGCGTCGACTCAAATGATGGCGATCCGAGTAGACGATCACATTCAGACTTCTCAGGAGGCGTTCTTTCGGAACGGTATCTTCCCGAGTGTGATCATCACGATGGGTCAAGGGCCGTATCAAGACACAAAAGGGAGGCCAGTATTGACGGGGGCCCAGCGCCGGCAGATCAACTTGGCTCTGAAGAAGCGGTGGGTTGGGGATGCGAATCAAGGAAACGCCGCGATCATCGATGGCCTGATTGACAAAATTGAGCCTTGGTCCGTTTCGCATCGAGAAATGGGTTGGGAGCGTAGTGAGGAGAAAGTGAGGACACGGATTCTCAGTGCATTCGGTGTCCATCCGTTCATCCTGGGAGAGGCTGTCGGAGTGGGAGGGTATGCCCAGGCCGTGATTATCCAGGAGCGGTTCCACAAGCGAGTGAACACATACTTGGAGATGCTCGGTAATCTGTTGACGAACTTGCTTGGTGGATTGGATGAAAGCGAGCGGATGATCGTTTGGTTTGAGCAATGCCGGGCTAGCGACAAATCGTTAAGGCAGACTTTGTTGCAATTCATGCGTTCCAATGGAGATATTTCGCAGAATGAGCTAAGAGCCGAGGCTGGCTTTCCGCCGGATGAGGATTTGAATCAGGCTGTGATTCAGCCGAGTATGATGGCGGGGATTGCTCAGTTTCTTTCGCTGCTCGGAACTGGGCAGATGCAACGAGAACAAGCTGTTGTCGCTTTTGAGCTTATGGGCCTACCTTCCGGAGAGGCAGAGAAGCTTGCAGGTATGGGCTTGCCCAAGGCTGAGCCTCAGCCTCTGTTGGAAGGGCCAAAGCCGTCGAGCGAGGAAGAAAAACTGGGGGAAGAAGAGAAAAGCGAGGAGGCCATGGAAGAGCTGAAGATGGCAAACCTTCTGCTGGCCAGAGCGATGGAAGCGTCCGAATGGCAAGCGGAGCGGATCTTGAGGAGTGTCGAGTGCTCTTGCTGACCGACCGTCGAAAGCCGAGTATTGTTCAAATTCGCCGAAAACTCACGGCCGTCCGCCGTCGCCGGTTTGAGCTGGCTGCGAAAAGCATGCGTCTGGTGCAAAAGGTGGTGGCTAATCGGCAGTTTATGTCCACCGAGCGGGAAGTGACGAAAGCTCTTATCCCGTTTTTTGTCGAGCAGGGACGTTCGATGGCTGCTCGGCTGCGGAGGATTGAGCAGAAGACTGTAGAGAATCTATGGACGAAACGGACTTCTCTCGGCTCTGCTGCTGGCTTGATTCAGCTGATCTTTGATCCAAAAGAATGGCGTACCAATCTGACAAATCGTTTGTTGCCGGTACTAGCCCGAAAGATGGCAGAAGCTGGCGTGGCCCACCTGATGACGCTGGGAATCGACGTGCGGAGAAAGCAAAGGAAGAAGGGATTGAAGACCACTACTGCTGCGGATTGGGCTGAGGAGAACATTGCCGATTGGGATTCGCTTGTCGAGGCTTTTGAAGCTTCTAATCTACCAATGGGAATCATGAACGAGATTCCTACTTGGATGCAGGAGAGCATCGCTGAGAGACTCTCTGAGAGTTTTGCCGAAGATTACTGGGATTCGATTAGCAAGACGACGATGGGGGATGCCGAGAAAGTCTTGCGGCAGGGATTATCTGAAGGATGGTCGATCGGTGATATGGCTGGAGAGCTACGGCAGTATTTTGAGGAGGGAGGGTTTCGATATGCCCGACGCCGGTCGGAGAACATCGCCAGAACCGAGTCCGGGAATGCTCTGAACGCTGCTAGGAAGGGCAGCGTCGCTCGACTTCAGCAGGAATTGGGACCTGAAGTGCCGATGAAACAATCGTGGCTTTCCGTGCTAGGCATTACAACGCGAGACACACACGCGGAGCTGGATGGTGTACCGGAGAATGAACGAGGAATGTGGGTCTTATCCGGTTACGAGATACCGTGGCCCGGACATATTAGCTTGCCTCCTTCGGAGCGCTGCAATTGCTTCCCTGCTGGAACGTTGGTGTCAGGAGATTTTGTCGGGGCGCAGAGAGCGTGGTACGAGGGGACATTCACCGAAATCATAACTGGCTCTGGGAGGAGGATCACCACAACCCCACAGCACCCAATAGTGACCTTGGAGGGACTTGTTCCGGCAGGCGAGGTCAAGCCAGGCCAGAAGGTCTTGGCCTATCGTCCGGAGGCTGATTTGCCGTCGGTGGTGGCTTCCCGTGGCGATGATGTAAAGAACGAACCAGTTGCGGTCGAGCAGCTTTTTGAGGCGTTTCTTGCCGGGACGGTTGCCGCCTCGTCCAGCATTGAAGTCAAACGCGCTCAGGTGGACGATTTCTATGGCGATGCGAAATCCTTTCAGGGCGATATCGAGATTGTACGGGCCAACTGGGGCCTGTTGGACGATGGGAAATTCGGCCAGTTTGAGAAACGTGGCAATTCTGTCCTCATCTGTGTGGATTCCGGTTTGGTTTTGGAATTTAGAGATCGCTCTTTTGGCCTTGCGTCTGGTCGGATCGGATCGTCCCCTTCTAGCGGTCCACGCCTTGCTGAGCCACTGCTTAGCTGCCTTCGATCTATCGCCAGCATCACGCCATCGGGCTCGCTGTCCGTCGGAGTAGCTGCGGATTTCCACGTTCGCCTCGATCAATCGTTGAGACAGGACGGCCCTGGAATATCCGGTTTCCTTCGAGAGTCGTTGGAGCGGTATGCCGGATTGGTACAGTTTGATGATGTGGTCGAGGTCAGGGATTTCTATTCTGCGGGTCATGTTTACGATCTCCAAAGCCGGTGGGGATTGGTGGTTGCTTCCGATCCATTATACACTGACAATCGTTTTCCTCCTAGTGGAATTGTCGTGTCGAATTGCCAGTGCAGTCTCACGATTGAGTTTGGGATGGACCCTGCCGAAGCCATGCAGAGGATAGAGGAGTATTGGCAACATGTAGAAGAATGGGAATCGAAAGGCTACGTGTGGCCTTGGCAGAAGTACAATCCGAACCGTGATCCTGCAACTGGAAGATTTGCTCCTGGCGGAGGTGGAGATGATGGAGGTGGAGCAAGCGGAAGGGAAGAGGGAAGAGCCGAGCGGGCGAGACGCGCACATAAGACAAGCACAGCAGAGAAGCAGAGGAGGGGAGAAGCAGAGCAAAAGCGGATGGCCAAGGCAATCGGGGGTGAGAACGATGGGGATAATAAACCATTCGATGTGATCGTGGGAGGGAAGCATGGGATTGAAGTCAAGACTGTGATGGATAACAACAACGATAAGATCACCGTGCATCCTGAATCTCGCCGGCGGAAGGAAGCTGCCGCCAAAAAGCAAAAGCTAAAGATTCACACTATAGCTATTGATATTCGTGAGGGAAAGCGATCTTATTATTACAGGGAGGGGGTTGGAGCCTTCCGCCTCAAAAATATGGAGAAAGTATCGCTTCGGCAGTTGAAGGAGAAGTTCCGGTGAGCTATTGGCTAGAAGACGATAGTGGGAAGTGGCTTGGTGATTTGGCTACCAATGTTGGCATCGTAGAGTTGCGAGAGGCTGGGAGTCCTTCGCTGGTTGAATTTCTGGATGCTGGAGAAGCGGACGAGGAATTGGTTGAGAGAGTGATCATCGAGACGAGGAATTTACCAGAAGTTGCTTACATAGCAGACATGATGGAAGGGGTGAAGCCACCGATCCGCGTGACGGATGGATGCGGAGAGGCAGAGGATTTGGAGGAGGAGGCATGAGCCATCGGGGAAATGGTAAACCGATTCACGCTGAGATGCTGAAGCCAAGCACGCCGGATTGTATGGCATTGGCGAGGGAGATGGAAAAGCGATTCTTAATCGTTTGCGAACTATACGGCAGGATCAGTGAAGGGCGGCCCTTGCCGATCCCAGAGGGTATGCAGGTGCACCTTGTTAGATGGCGTCAGGTAGTGACGCGGCATCGGCGAGGTGATTTCAGAAACAGCGTGTCGGAGTGGAAGTCGATGAAAGAAGTGGCACAATTTATCCTCGATTGGGGATGTAGACTGAGGGGACAGCCACAGCAGAAATTGATTTGGAGCGAATGAAGTGGGCTTTTTGCCAAAAGTGGCTAATGTTGACTTTTCTCGCTTGAAGATAGAACCTGGCGATCGTGTGATTGTCCGCTATTGGTGTGATCTGAGCGAGGATGAGCGAAGAAAACTGCGAAAGAGCGTGAGTCGGTGGGCCGGATCGGATGTGGAGGTATTGCTCGTGGATGTGAAGAGGTTTGACGTTGACGTGGAAAGAGCTGTTAGAGTGTCAGGATTGGGAATGTAGATACTGGCGTCGAGGTTTCTCGACGAAGAAAAGCATAGCAGTATCATTGATGCAAAAAGTGCGTTTTCTTCGCTTTGCACAGCAGGCGTTTTCTCTTAGAGAAAAGCAGAGCTTGCGACGTTTTGTGTAGTAGGTACTAGCCAGGATGATTGGATGACAGAAGCGGCAGTTGCTCGATATTTACCGGATGAGTCACTACAAGAGTTTCTCGCTGCGATGCGGGACTTCGACAATGCTTTTGTGAATGCCCTAGCCAGCGGTGTGGATTTTACTATCAAATTGGAAGTCCGAGGCAATTGCGGAGAGCTTCTACACGCGAAGATCGACGATGGCAGGTGGAGGAGGCCGAAGGGAGTGGAGCGTAGGGTAGAGGAGAGGAGGAAGAGGGAGAAAATATCTGGGAATTTGCGGAAATTCGGCTAGGAGAGTTTCCACTCTTCCCTTATAATTCAGGGAAAGGTGGGTGAGTAGCTCACTGGCGTCCAGGCGTTCGGAAAGCGAAGCCGCGGCGTATGAAGCCCCTTCGATCGGGGCCTTATGCTCCAGCGGCTTTCTTTTTCAAGTGAGGATTCGGAATGAATGTCACTTTCTTTTTGGGTCATGCTAGTGGGGCTCTACTGAGCCGGACCTTGACGATCACCCGTATGCCTAGGGCCGGGGATACACTACCGATCACCCCGCAGTACGGCCCGGCAAATGTGGGAGCAGCGACGCAGATCATTACGGTATCACTGCCCCCAAACCAGATATGGCAGGCGAGATTGGATGATGTCACGCTCGCGGGAAATACGAATGCTCCTCCGGCGATTCTGAACTTTCACACCGGATCACTACAATTCCCCGGGCCGCGAGAGAAGGAAGACCTGCGATTGCAAATCCTCCACATGGAGGAACAATCCAGCTCGTCCAGTTCCAGTTCGGTCAGCAGTGAGAGCAGTTCGTCGTGGTCGAGTCATTCTGCGAGTAGCGAGAGCAGTTCCAGTAGTGCTTCGAGTGCATCGAGCAGCTCTTCGAGTAGTAGCTCCAGTAGCTCGTCAGCCACGTCTAGCTCCAGTAGCTCCAGCAGTTCTTCGGCTACATCCAGTTCCAGTAGCTCTTCGGCTACATCCAGTTCCAGTAGCAGTTCTGCCACGTCGAGTAGCAGTTCCGAGAGCAGCGTGAGTAGTAGTTCCAGCAGTAGCTCTTCGGCTACATCCAGTCCCAGTAGTGCTTCGAGTGTATCGACCAGCTCCAGTAGCTCCAGTAGCTCCAGCAGTACGTCGAGCCAATCGAGTGTCTCGACTAGCTCCAGCTCCAGTAGCACGTCGAGCCAATCGAGCAGTAGTAGCAGCAGCATGAGTAGTTCGTCGTGGTCGTCGCAGTCGACGGTTGCTTAGTAATGAATAGGATTGTGGACAAGTGGAACAAGATGGCGTCTCGGTCCCGGTCCCCGGAGCCTGACGCTTTAACTTTCGAGGACGAGACTTTGGCGTTCGTTCCAGCACACGAAAGGGTTTCGAAAATGACAAAGCTTAGCGTAGCAATGAATCGCTTCGCCATCGTCGACTTGGCTATGTATGGCCCGGTTGAGAAGGTGGAGGTATTGTTTCGACAACTCCATGCCGCTGTTGTCAGAATAGGAAAGCGGGTGAGGGGCCGTGGCTTTCGCCGTCCTCCTGCCGGACAGGGAATGTGGCCGAATCTACATGATGTAATGCAGTGGCTGAATAGCTTGGACGCTTCGGAGGAAAAAGCTGAGGAGGTAGCGTTCTTACATAAACTGTACAACACATGCAAGGCCAGGGTCCGGCAGGAAGTGAAGATTGAGTTAGGAATCTGATATATGTTCATCGGTTACCAACGAGTCGTTGTTGGCCCTGCCGTGGTGAACCTGACCGGAGTGGTCGCAGTTCCCGCAGGTACGGTCAGAGTCCAGTTACAAGCGGACTTGCTGAGCATCCGCTACACGATGGATAATGCCACGAATCCGAACGCCGGATTCGGGATGCTTCTGATTGATGGGTTGTCACCGGAATGGTTCGAATTGGAGGATTTGCTGAGGATGCGAGCAGTGTCCGTCGGAGCTTTATCCGGTTTGAACATCCATTACTACGCCCCGAGTTCGTTGAGTGTGTAGTGCTATGCCAGAATCGAACGATGCACATGAGCGGTTGCTAAAGCTGGTCCGGTCCAGGACGGAGAAAAGGACGGAGTTTAACTTCGGCATCCTTACAGCTGACCGCTATGTCAAAACCGTACGGGATGCGATCGGGATGCAAGCTTGTTATCGCCATATGTGCCGGACCAAGGGCGATTGGGCATCCTTCGATGATGTGATGCGGAAAGCCGCAGGCACTCTGACCTATAGCAACCCTCTCATGGAAGTGAAGTCCAAGGGAAGCTCGTTGGATGGCTGGGAGAAACCGAAGAACACACTGATGGTTTTCCGCCACGTGCTCACGACGAGTACGAAGGATCGGGATGGTGACATCCTCCGAACGAAAGGGGCAAAGCCCGATCCGAAGATGCTGTTGCTGTTTCAGCACGTCCACACGTTGCCGATCGGCAAAATGCTGGGAGTGGCCAGCCACACGAAGGATGAGCTTCAGCTCTATTCTTGCATCGTGGATATGAATGAGTTATGCCACGATTGTGCTGTGATGGTAGACAATGGCATGGGGCGTTTCTCCCATGGCTTTCGGGCCTTGGATTTCCTGGAGATCAAAGAGGGACGGGATTCGACGGGTGGATTCGACGTGAAGGAGTTCGAGATTTTGGAGGAGTCACTTGTCTCTGTCCCTGCTAATCCGGATGCGGAGACGGAGGAGGTACTGTTGTCGCTGGTTGAAGGGGGGGAATTGACGAGCCCTCTGATGAAGGACTATGGCCAGTCGATTCGAGAACGGCGGCCGATTTCGATCCCGGTAGAATTGGATGTGAAGGTATCGGTCAACGGCCAGGAGGTGAGAAGTCATGCGAACGAGCCAAGAAACCAGGCGGGAAGAGGAGCGAGAGAAGGAACCAGCTCACCAGAAGAAACCGAGGATGTTTCCGGTGAAAGATGGACAGGAGAGAAAACGACCGAAGTCGAAGAAGTGAAGCGGGAGGCATTTTCTTGCGAGTGCATTGAATGTGGATATGAAATAGAATCCGAGGAGCATTGCCGGGAATTGAAATGTCCGGAATGCGGAGGTGAAATGCGGAGGAAGGAACGTCCGGGACCAGGCAAAGCTCTTTCCGTCAAGCTTAACTCTGGTGGTGCTCGTCATGCTCAATCATTGATATCTGCTGGTAAGGTGAAGAAAACCGGGTCTTGGGATGCCCCAAGCGCTGGAATGCAAAACGCATACATCGAGGAGCATGGCATGAAAGCCTACGGCAAGTGGTTCCTCGGAATCCGACCGCAGGCAGACCCAGAATTGAAGGCCGCTTGGGCCTACCCCTTCACGAGTGATTTCGTCAACGTGGACCGCTCTGGTTTGGCAGCAATTCGACAGCGAGCTGGGCAGCAGGACGAGAAGGATGTGTTTGATGCCGCCGGAAAACTCATGGAGGCCATCGACAAGGAGGAGGAGAAGGTGTATCAGCCCGAAGGGCAGAAACCGTACCCGAACGAACATGCTCTACGTCTGAACGATCCGGACAAGTATGAGCGAATCCGTCGACAGAACGACAAGTTCGGACCAGGTATCCATGCCATCTTCGGCATTACCGATGATGGCAAGACGGAGCTCCAGGCTATTCGATTCTCCGCCAATAAATTCACACCAGAGGAAGCGAAAAAGTGGTTGGAGGAACACGATTACAAGACAGACGGTTTCGAGCCGGCGAAAAAGCCGGAAAAGCAATTAATCGACGATACCGTTTCGGGAGGTTCCGAGGCGGTCCCTCCCGAAACTGATTATGGGCGAGAGGATAAACAGATGGTCTGCCCTGAGTGTAATTACGTGGGTCCTGGTAAGGACAGCAGATGCCCGGAGTGTGGGGCTAAGTTGATCCCCAGAAAGGATTTCATCTTGGAGAAAGCTGGTCGAGTGTTGAGCAAGGCTAACGAGTCGAAGATTCGAGAAGCGATCGACGACCTCGACGAGGCATTTAAGATGGAAGGGGTACCTCGTGGCTGCAAAGCGTTGATCAACCAAGCTAAGCATGTCCTGAGCGAGGTGATGGAATCTCTCGGTGAGGGAGAAAGTGTAGAAAAAGCAGAGCGAAGACCGAGCGTGAAGGAAGCTCTGGCCATTGTCTTGGCCGAGGGCGGAGAAGAGGAACTGAAGATTATGGCGTCGATGCTGAAGGCGATTGAAGACAGTCGTCGCGATGATGCCATGGTCAAGCAGTATATGGAAGTGTGTAGCAATTGAACCTTTTGAAATAAGGAAATTGAGACAATGTTGAAGTTGACTAAGGCATTGCGGGAATGGCTCATAGCCAACCGGGAGATCGAGCAGGATGCCGAAGACGAAACGTTTCGTCTGGAGGTTGGTAAAGCGATCGCTGATGGTTCGCTATCAGTCGAAGAGTTCTCGAAATTGATTCGAGACGAAAAAGTTGGTGAAGCCAACGAGTTTGCCAAGCGATTGGAGCGGTTGGACAAGATGGCCGACAGCATCGAAGGCTTGACAAAAGCTATGGCTATCAAGGAAGAAGAAGAGAAGAAAGTGAATCTCCAAGTCGAGGATAAGACAGATGGTCTGAAGGACGTGAGCAAGATGATTGTCGAGAACAGCACCGCTCAGGATGGCGAGCATCGTTCTGACGTCCGATTGAAGACTGTGAAGGAAATCTTCTCTACAACCACGAAGACGATGACTTATCCAAGCACCGATCGTCGGGGAGAACGGCATCGGATGGCCGGACAACCCGTTGTGGTTGATGGACATCGAACGCTCATGGAGCCCAGCGATCTGGACAAGGCGTGTGCGGGAGCTTGGGCGAAGTTTCAGATTGCGTCGGTTACGCCCCTCTTGGCGGGCAACCCTTCGCTGGCATGGGAGCGGTTGAGCGAAACGGAAAAGATGTTGCTTGACCATCTATGCAAGGAAGGTGATTGGGATGCGACGGACCGCGATGGACATCCCCGGATGGAGAAGGGATACCGGGGTGGCACGAAGCAGCTGATCGACGATGTGATTAGCGGTGGGTTCGAGGCAACGCCGATCGTGTTCGATGATCAAGCAATCGAAACCCCGCGACTGTACGGCGAGCTGTACCCGCTAGTCAACGAGATCCCGCTGGCCCGCGGCCGGCGAGTCGAGGGAGTATCGGTAGGGACTGTGACGGTGGCTTGGGGAGGAGTCGACGCTACAGCTATCGCTCTGTTCAACACGGCGGGATTCGTCGCTGCCTTCGACACGACGATCTACCGGTGTCAAGGAGCAGTGGTGATCGGACTGGATTTCATGTCGGACTCGCCGATTGACTTTGGCAGTTTGATCACCAAGCAGTACGGTGAGCAGTTGCTTGTATCGCTGGATAACGTGATTGCTACCGGGAATGGCACCACGCAACCGCAAGGTATTATGAATGCAGCCGGCACAACCGTTGTGGCGTTCGGTGGAACGACAACTCTGGGAGCTTACGAGTCGTTGTTGTTCGGAGTGCACAAGCGAGAGCTACTACCTAACGTGCTGAGCAGTTACGTGTTCTGTGGCACGGATACGAGCTACAGCCGGGCCCGCGGCCTGAATGTCACAGCCGCGGATCAACGACGTCTTGGCGGTGGCGAAGCGGGACAGGGTGATTACAGGTCGTATACTTGGATGGGACGGCCGTACAAAATCAATGAGAGCTTGACGAATCAGCAGATCTTCTGTGGTGTCCTGGCGAACTACCAGATGTATCGACGGAAGGGATTTACGGTCCGGACGAGCACGGAGGGAGACACGCTGATTCGGGCGAACGAGCTTTTGATTATGTTCATGGCCCGTTATGGTGGACAGTTGAAGAGAGGAGCTTGTGCTGCGGTGACGAACACTGCTCCAGCCTAGACGATGAGAGGAAGATAGTGCTTTCCTGGCAAGGCCCCTGCCGGCGGACTTGGTTCTCCCGACGCCGGCAGGGGGATTTTCTCTGGATCGGGGGAATCGAATGCCATTTTTTCAGGAGAGAAAACAACGATGAGTACAGTGATGGAAAAAAAGGTGTCGGTGACGCCGTTCACGATCGAAGCGAGAACACCTCGTAATCAAGACTTGCTGATCCAGTGCCTCGACGGGATGCGGCTGCGAGGAGCAGTCAGTGCGACGGTTGAACTGTTCGACAAGCAATGGCAAGGGGAAGATTTCGACAGCGAAACCGAGACTGTTCCGAGTCCTGCCAAGGTTATTCCTGGCGTCGGGGAGTTGCCAGGTGAGCAATTACATGTGAATCCTGCAACCGGAGAGTGGAAGACGTTTGATCCACTCTACAAGAAGGACGGTGTGCTGGAACGAATTCGCAAAGCGATCAAGCGCGGGACCGGAATATCAAATGTCGGTGAACGTCTTCAGGGGGTCAAGTCCAGAAAAGGCAGAGTCGATCCGGATAGGATGAAAACTCTGTGCCGCGAACTGCTCTGCTTCGTAGAGGCGAAGGAAGCTAGGGTGGTGAAAGGGATCACCCCGACTACTGAGGATATTGATGAGCTGCCCGGTCGTTACTTGTTGAACTGGTCGGACCGTGGCAAGTGGCATCAGCCGCGGTATGAGGATCAGCTCACCGACTGGACTAGGCGGGTAAATCAATTGACGGAGGAAGTGTGATGGCTCTCCCGGCCGCTTTTCCCCAAGCTCCGATAGGTGGAAGGGTTTCATATCCGAAGCCTAGTGGTCAGGTTGAAGCTGCCCGACAGCGCCGGATGGCAAGGGCGGGTGCTGGGGAAGTGCGGATCGAGTGGTTCATCAAAAATGTTTGCAAAACCGTCGCGATCGCTATGAGGCAGAGAGTAGCTATCGCTACGCATCTGCTGAAAGACCGAGTAGTGCGAAACATATCGACTCCCGTTCTGAAAGGCATCGGTCCCCGTGGCGGTCGTGTAGTGACCGGGCGGAGTGTAGCCGGCGAATTTCCTCACGCAGAAACCACGCAATTGATGAAGACGATCTTTGAGGAAATTCAAGAGACAAGTCCTGGAGTATTCGATGGATTCGTTGGTACGCCGCTGGAGTACGGTCTGATTTTGGAGACACGGTTGAATCGATCGTTTTTGGTGCGGACTCTGTATGAGTCGATGGATGACATTCGAGCAATGTTGTCGGGGCCAGTAGCATGAGCGTTGGGCAAGCCGATCTTGCGAAGGCGATCAATGTAGTCTGGGATGCAAGCGGGCTGAATGATCTGTTCAAGGCTCTGTGGCCGGCCGGCGTCGCTGCTGTCGAGTTCCCAGTGCTGCATGAGGGACAGGCTGGTGGGGATCAGCCCTGGCCGTACTGCGTGTTCGAAATGCCCGGAGCTTCTACGGCAACGAGAATGTCGAAAGGGGTGTCGGATCTCTGGGAGACAAGGGACGCAGCCGTGATGTTCAGAGTACATTCGTCTGCTGTATCTGGTGATGACAGATCGGCTAAGCAGATTGCTGCCTACTTGGTCGAGGAGATCATGAAGGTGTTTGGCGGGCATCCTACAGTGTCTCCGACGGATTTAGAATTGGACAACGGGAACTTTTTGAATTCGATCTTTCAGAATGACTTTGCGGTGCGAGAAGATGAGGATCATTACGTGTGGACGGTGAGCTACATCTTCCGTCTGGATGTCCCGATCATGGCGTGAGGAGGGAGATAATATGGCAAGACAGATGGACTCAATGAGCATATCGCTCAAGGCGAGTGGCTCGCTGAAAAACGTGCTGGATGACGGTTCCAGCTCTCCCATCAACCATCCGAACTTTGCGTACACGAAAAGCGGATCGACTCTGTCGAGTGGAATAAACGACAATGAGGCAAACCGTGCCTGGCAAAGCAAAAACAGAACGCTGATAGAAGGGACGAGCGAGACTCTTGATCTGTATGACTTGGCTGGGATAGACATTGGAGCCGGTGCCGGGATGGACGGAGTCGGACAGCCGATCATCTTCGAGGAGATTGTGTTCTTGGCGATTGTCAACGAGAATGCAGTCGGGACAGACGGAGCGTTAGAAATCGCTCCCGCTGGCGTTGCTGGGTGGGCCCCGATCGGTACGCATACGGTAGCTACAGGCGGAGCTCTGTACGGACAGGGGGTGTTGCTGAAGATTCAGCTTGATGAGCGTGGGTTCGACGTGCAGGATGGAGTCAGTCATCGGATTACGCTGGGAGCGAACGGTGGGGATGTGATTTATTCGATATACATTGTGGCCCGACATGATGATGAGGAGTCATCCAGTTCCAGCAGTTCGCTCAGTTCCAGTTCGGCCAGCAGCGAGAGTAGCTCCAGTAGTCTCAGTAGCTCCAGTAGTAGCTCTAGCAGTAGCTCTTCGAGCAGCGAGAGCAGTGTGAGTATGAGCAGTTCCAGCAGTTCGTCGGCAACGTCGAGCAGCTCTTCGGTCAGCAGCAGTTCATCGAGCAGTTCGTTTAGCTCGAAGTCTAGCAGTTCGTCGGCAACGTCTAGCTCCAGCAGTTCGTCTGCTACGTCGAGTAGCTCTTCGAGCAGTAGTTCTGCGACGAGTTCTTCATGGTCGTCATAGTAAGCGAGGTAAGAATTGATCTACTCGTAGAAGAGAGGAGATAGCGGATGAGTTCCGAAAATACTCTAACTGGACGCTCTGGAAAATTCATGGTCGACGGCAGCTTGGTAGCGAGGTGCACTCAGTGGCAAGTGACAAGAACACTCGCCTCGAAATCTGAGTGGGGGGATTCCGATTCGGGAGGACATACGAACCGAGCGGCAGGTAGAAGAGATTCCACTTTCACAGCAGAGGGCAAGTACGATACGTCCAATGAGGTGTTTGACCTGTTCGAGGAAGGTGACATTGTGCAGGCGACACTGTTCTTGAATGCCACAGCCCCACTCCTCTACTATGATTTTCCAAGGGCTTTATGTGATAACTTTCAATTGACGGTGAATGTGGATTCCGGTGAAGTGATTGGTTGGACATCGTCTTGGGGTGAAGACGGGAAGAGCTATTATCCTGGCGAGGTCGGTGCTCCTGAGAGGACACTATAAGGAAGTGAGAGCATGGGCTGTATCTACGTAGTAAAGACATTCATCAGAAGTTAGGCGAAAGATGAGTGCTTCACATATTGGAATCGTGTTTTCAGAGGAGCACAAACGCAGGATTAGTGAGGCAAAATGTGGAAAACCTCGTCCAGATATGATTGGCAATCAGTTCGCTAGAAGGATGAAGCATACAGAAGAATGGAAGCAAGCCAGAAGGGAAGCAATGCTGAAGTTCTATCGCTACAAGGATTGGGAATTATGCCTATTGTAGCTGGCCATGATCCATTGAATTGGTCGATGCAAATTGCGGTCACCTATCGCTGCAACTCTGCTTGCAAATGGTGTGTACAGCATTTGGACAAGATACGATGGCAAGTGGACACGGACATCACAGCTGAGGAAATTAGGACTGCCGCTCGCTTGCTGAAGCACTATGGGATAAGGATTAACAAGCTCCGCATCACTGGTGGAGAGCCTCTAGTACATCCTGGATTAAGGCAAATACTTGAAGTGGTCAATGAAACGTGGGCACCGCGGTCTGGTTGGTTCCGCATCTACTCGAATGGCAAGCTGCCCCGACTTCGTGGAGTACCCGGACGATTTTCCGTGGTGCCGGTAGACAGTGCAAAAAAGACGGATGCTTTCACGCCATTCAACGTCTCGCCGGCTGACTTAGGAATCGAGCCTAAGTTTGGCTTCATTCGACCCTGCGTGCAGCAGCTCTACTGTGGACGATGGTTCGACTGCTTCGGATTCACATCGTGTGGCGTGGCCGGTGTGCTCGGGGCGATGCTTGGGGAGGATACGTACGAACCGCTGCCTGTGATGATGGGCCGACCATCCGTTTGCCAGCATTGTCTCTATAGCTTGTCGAAGAAGGAGAGGCACGCCATCACGTATCGAGTGAAGGCCGGGGACATCCCGGATGTGACGAAGACGTTTGAGCGTGCAATAGAGCGGTGGCATGATGATCCTCCCCATCCTCGCCGTTTTTGGGATCGTTTGCCTACAGAGTATCTCTTGCCAGGAGAACACGACGATCATGAGGATAGATCCGAAACAACTTTTGACCATCACGAAAACGGAAGTACACTACTGGCCTTTGTGCCAGTGCAAAGCGTGTGAAGTCGAGCGGGCCCGCCGGAAGACCCTTCCCGAGTCCCACCTGCTAAGCGTCTCGGTCGAGACTGCCTATGTTCTGGGCTTAATCCCCTCCCGATGTCCGGAAGGTTCGTTGGCAAGGAAGCTGAGTCGCACGCCGAAGTAATTTGGTAACGGTCAAAGGAAAACTCCATCAGGAAGTGTTTCCGATGGAGCCATGGAGAGGGAGCCAACGACTGTGTCATGGTATCTACCAGAACGACGAACTTTGTTTCTCCATGTGCCAAGGACGGGAGGCACATGGGTCAAGGAAGCGTTGTATCAATCCGGCATACCGATTCAGAAATGGGGCAAGATCGGTGAACCGTGGCAGCAGCAAAAACATACGATTCCGATGCATGTGCGGACGGAGCTAATGCAGAAGGTCAATCTTATGTTTGCGTTCGTCCGTCGGCCGGTTGAGTATTACATATCCGTTTGGCGATTCACGTGCCGGAGTGTCAAGCAGCAGCCAGATAAGATGAAATTGGTCTTCGATCGTCGCGATCCAGCTGTTCACAACGAAGCGATCTTGCGATGGAAACCGGACTTCCGCGATTGGCTGGCCGAGATGCTTGAGGAGGAGCCTGGTTGGGCTACGCGGTGGTTTGAACGGTATGTCGGACCGGAGCGAGGGGAATATTGCCATTACATTGGCCGGACGGAGACGGTGGAGCAGGACTTCCGCGAGATTATGGATCTGCTTGGCTTTGGGAATCGCTGGCGAAAAAACGAGGACAAGATAAATCGGATTCACCATGCGAAGAACAGAATCCGAGTGACGAAGGCTCCTCACATACAGCTTACTGATACCGAGATCGGGTTAATAGAGCGAAGTGAGCGGGTACTGCTTCGTCGTTTCTATGGGGAAACGACTGTGAATAGGCGAGTGTATCGAAACTTTGAGACAGGAGAGCCAGCATGGGTGAAAAAGAAGCCAGGGCTTTGGGATCGGGTAGCAAGATCGTTGTAAATGATGTGGAGTACACGCTTCGTCCGATCACTGTGCAGCACTTGTGTGATCTGGAACGAGAAGCGTTGCAGTTCTACAAGAGGCAGAGTCTGGAGACGATCACGGCGAACGCTGATCTGTTGGGGAGTAGGGCCGATGAATTGATTCGTGATAAGCTGGAAGAGCTGGCCAAGCTATCTCTGGACGATTTGCCGAGGAAGATGGCCTATGATGCTTCTCGCTTGCCTGTGACAGACAAGCTACGAGCGTGGGCACAGAAATACAATGCTGAGATTGGTGGGATGGATGGGAAGTTGAGCGATGCCAGAGTCAAGACTCTGGTTGTTACCGCTCTAGATCGGGAGCAGCTGACTTCGGACAAGGTGAAGGAGCTGACAGGCAGGCGTCCGGTACAGGCTCGTGTGCGTTACGATCAGTGGTGGGTGACGGGTTGTTTTGAGGGAATGGTATCATTTATCCATAGCTCGATCCGGCATGATCATCCGAACGTATCTAAACAGCAGATTCGGGACTGGCCGGTGTCAGCTATATTCGAGTCCGCGAGGGAGGTGGAATCCATCACCATGCCGAATTTGGGAAATGGGTAGGGTCCGCCGATCTCGATGCTACGGAGAGCAAGGGGGTAATTGAGACCGGTGGACTCTTAGGAGAGCTAAACGTATGGGTGCTGCGAATACTGTGTGAGAATCCTTGGGAGGGAGGTGGTGGGTATTCACCGCGAGAGGTGGCCGAATGGACACTGGACCAGTGCTGGTTCCGGATGTGTGATCGAAACATCTTGAAACTTGCCGGCAGAACGATGGCGGTCGACCCGAAGGCAGTTAAAGCATCCGACTCTGGAGAAATAGCGGGCAGAGCGGCAGACGGAACGCCAATCAAGGGAAGGATAGCGGGAAAGTCCGTAGCCCGGCAACTTATGGAACGGAAGCGGGAGAGAGAAGCAGCTGAGCAAGCGAAGATTAAGGCAAGGATGAGGCGGAGAAGTCGACGAAAGAGAAAAGGGTGCTGATGTGGGCTACATCTATCTGGTTCGCAATTTGGTGGACGGGAAGGGCTGCGTCCTCCTGAACAACTCGGAAAGAGTAGAGAATAGAGAAGTGGCAAGCATAAGAAGCGTGATAAGCAAGGGCGTTTTCTCCCGAAAGTAAAAACTGCCACATAGGAGGATACCACGGTGGGTCTAGAGCTCGCAAAAGCGTATGTAACGGCTCGTGGCGACGTGAGCCAGGTGGCTGGCGACTTCCATGCTGGCCGGGGACAAGTCGAGCAGGCAGCCAAATCGCTGCAACTATCTGTGAATCGCATCCTCGGGATGATCGGGATTGGGGTATCGATCGGCGCAATCATCAGTGAGATGCGACAGGGGATAGTCCTTGCCGAGAGGCAGATAGATGCCGAAGCACGCATAGCTGCTGTGGTCAAGGGCACTGGGATGGCAGCCGGCTTTACTGCCGATCAGTTGAAAGCCATGGCTAGTCAGATGCAGAGGATCACGACAGTGGGAGATGAGGAGATTCTGGAGTCGATGGGGATCTTGCTCACGTTCAAAAAAGTACAGAGAGATGTATTCACGTCAGCCATAGATACGATACTCGATATGTCGGCTGTGATGGGCACGAACGCTCGTGGGGCAGCAATGCAGCTCGGACGCGCTTTGGAAGACCCGATTTATGGAATGACGGCCCTGCGGCGAACTGGAGTCTCGTTTAGCGAGGAGCAGAAGGATCACATCAAGCAGTTGCAGGAAACGAACAGGTTGGCCGAAGCTCAGGCTTTGATCCTAGACATAGTCCGCGGCCAGCTCGGAGACGTGGCGGAGGCGATGGCACAAACGGATTCCGGAAAGCTGAAGCAAGCACGAAACGTACTGGGTGATTTGCGGGAGGAACTTGGAAAGAAAATGATTCCGCTTCAGATGAAGTTTGTCGAAATGCAGCAGAAGTGGATAGGACTCCTGATGAAGGCTATAGAGGTGGTAACAAGTATTGGCAGCAGGGTCAGGGAATGGCTATCTACGCCGTTTGGTGTCTACTTGACGAACATGGCCAAAACGGTATTTTTGGGTGGGCTTGTATTAGCAGGGACTTGGGCGTTAGTGTGGGCTGCTGGAGCTATGGCCGGAGCTTTCACCGTTGCTTGGACTTCTGCACTCGGTCCCATTGCGTTGCTCATACCTGCCATGGCGCTTGTCGGAGTAGCTATAGTCGAGCTTTGGGGGAAGGGTGACACGTTTGGGGAGAAGATGAAGGATGTATTTGAGAACAAGATACCAGACGCTATAGATGCAACGGCATTTGCTGTACGAAACTTCAGCATGATCATGGAACTTGTTGCTGTGCGATGGTCAATCAAACTATTAGAGTTGTTCGGCGGGTTGTACGAAAAGTTCTGGGAGATAGTTCCTGTGTTCGCCGGAGTCTGTGCTGGAATGAGAGCTGCCTTCGGTGCTGTTATCGACTGGATGGCCAACAAAGTTCTCAGTTTGAAGAACATCATGGCTGCCGTGGGAGCAGGCATCCAGGCGATGTTCGTTGCGGTCTTGTCTGGAAATCTTCGGGGGGCCGCCGTCGAATTCGGAAAGGCTTTCGACGCTGCAATGGCCAAAGTAGGTGCTCCTCCCAAAGTGGACATAGCTGCTCGTTTGAGAACAGCTTTCAAGATCACAGAGGATATCGTCAAGGCGATGATCGTTGAGTTAGGCATGGATGATGCACAAAAGATGCTCGACATTCTCAGGGCTAGAGAACAAGCTCTGCTTGAAGCGATAGCAAGAATGGAGCTGGAGAGAAAGAAAAAGAAGGAAGATGAAGACAAAGAGGATAAAAAGAAACCATCGCCGGAGAAAGTAGCAGAAGCAGTAGCAGAAGCCGAGCGGTCGATGGCCGGACGATACGGATTCCTGGAGTATAGTAGGGCATTGCAGGATATGTTGCTTACGAGAGACGATTCTGCGAAGAAGACAGCCGAGAACACGAAGAAGGCAAATGAACAATTAGAAGATGCAAATGCAAAGTTGGCGAAGCTAATCGAAGTTGGTAAGGGACCAAGCGTCTTCGTGTGAGGAGCGTAATAGATGCAACACTCATCGGAGTGGAAATTGACCTCGCCAGGTGGAGTACCTTACAAGTTGATCCGGCAGTCGGGATCATTTGGTTGTGAAGATGCTTCATGGAATATGGAGATCTGTATACGGTCGCACGATTTGACTGCGTTCATTGCCGAATGTTTCCCCGCTCCGTATGTGTCCGGTTCGTTCGTCATCTATCCAAAGCGATTCTATCCGGCTGGCTTGCCCTCGCTAGAGTGTAAGACTGTAAATGTCGAGGGGTTCACTTCGGGAAAGCCGATCGATCCGTTCGGCGTCGGCATTAGTCTTTACTCTCCGGAAGAATATGTTGCAACGTATGAGCCTTATCTACGACTGACTTTAGCATTTGGACCATGTCCGTCTAATGATCAAGAGCAAGATACTTCCAACCCATTCACGTGGCTGGAGGTCACCGCTAACGAGAGCGGTGAGTTCCTGACGAGCGATATTGATCAAGAGAAGATTCGCTGGCAGGATGAGGATGGGAACACAGAACTTCCGAGTGAGGAAGATACTCAGCTCAGTCAGCCGGTCAAGACCGTAGGAACGGAGTGGACTTGTAGATGGCCCCAGATACCATTTGATTTCTTTCAAGATACACTCGTGCCTAGGATGCGTGCGGTTGAGGGACAGGTCAACGACGCTCCAATGGAGTTATTTGCTAATGCTCCAGCCGAGACTATATTGTTCTTGGGTTTTCAGAATAGCTACGAATACACGTGGCGTGAGGGGCGTTCTGGAACGAGTCCTGTGCAGGCCACGCTGAGGTTCGCCGAAAAGAATTTCATCGGTCGGCAGATGGTGATCGATCCTGTCTTCAGCTTTTGGCAGGATGTACAGGTGACCCACAACCATATCTGGCGACCAAACCATGGCTGGCAGCGAATGTTGATCGGTACTGAGCCTCTGTATAAGAGCGGCAATCTGAACAGCATTTTCACTGGATAAGCGATGGCTGGAGAAAAGTTCCCCGACGTCAAACCGGGACAGCCGATCACAGCCGATCGGGCCAACCGCGAAGCTGCTGTTCTTGAGCGTTGGGCCGCGTTTTTGCCAAGCTCCAATCTCAGTGGAGAGCAGAGTAACTCCCGTGTAAATATCGTTGGGATGTTTCCCGCGGTGCTGGCCGTGCTCAAGGTTACGGAGGACCTCGGGTCTTCCGTCTATAAGGGAGTGCTACGGCGATATAGTTTCCAAACTAATGCTTGGACGGATGGTACGAAAGAGTGGAGGATAGACGCCGGAGCTACTGAGTCGGAGTTGGACGTGTCTCAGCTTGTCGTGTGCTACTATGATCGCAAGCGAGGGGCGTTCATCCCGGCTAACCCAAACGAGGTGAGGTTTCGGGTCTTCGAGCTGAAGACCAGTCTGCCTTACGGAGGCTTGGCAACTGCCTACGTCCGCTACTCGACGGCTCCGGCCATCGACATTACCGACACAACACAGACGATCATTGTATGGGATTACATCGGCGACCGGCGAGGAACTGGACGTGATGATAACGAGGATGGTAGCCGTGGGGCAATCGGACTCGCTATGCAACTTCCAGGCGAAACAACTGTGTGGCGAGTAATCGATTTGGAGTGCTACTTCCCTCCCGTGGAGGCACTGTCCAGTTCGTCTTCTGGAGACGTGTCATCGGTCAGTTCTGCTTCTAGTTTATCGTCTGCGAGTTCTGGGAGTTCGGCAAGCTCGATGAGCTCCGGAAGTGAATCATCGTCTGGAAGTTCGGCAAGCTCAGCGAGTTCCGGAAGCGAGTCATCATCATACAGTTCGTATAGTTCTACTCTCAGCCAATCGTCGGCTAGTTCGGAATCATCCGAGTTGGCTTGCGAACCGTGCGATGGTTATTGCTGGTGGCATTGCAACAACGGCGTGTGGTCGATCATTAGCGAAGGATGCCAACAAGACTACGGAAAGCCATGCTACTGTGTACCGCCGGGTATCTACTATCTCAATGATCCGAGAGGAGATTGCACTTATGAGCACTATGAGGTGACTGGCTGCTGCTACGAGGAGCAGGAGTCGGAATCGTCTGCAAGCTCGGGTAGCTTGTCATCGGCCAGTTCGCAGAGCGAGCAGTCTGAGAGTTCTGCTTCTAGTCCGTCTTCGCTTAGTTCTGCTTCTAGTCCGTCTTCGCTTAGTTCGCTAAGTCAATCATCCGCGAGTTCTGTTTCTATCTCCAGTCAATCGTCTGTAAGTTCGGGAGGATCATATGCGAGTTCTGTTTCTATCTCCAGTCAATCGTCTGTAAGTTCGGGAGGATCATATGCAAGCTGAATCGATAAGTTCTACGGATGCCCTGTCTGCGTATGCCGATTTCCCAGTGACGATTCACACAGTCGACTCGATTGCCGATTTCCCAGTGACGATCCACGCGGTCGATCCAATTGTCGATTTCGTTTCCTCGTGTATGAGCACAGTCGATCTTCCGTTCGGTTCTGCGAACGGTCTGTACGATTCGATCATTGTTGCAGATCGTCAAGGAATTACATGGGAGACTAGTCCACACGACGCCCAAGCGGAGAATCCAACGGAGGGTGTTAATCTTCCGAAACTCAAGCCGTTCAGGAGACAAGTCAAGACTGAGAGGCGAAGAGCAAGACGTTCGGTGTCGGTGCCGTCCTTGCCAGCGGTTCCGCGAGGCAATTGTGGCCAGCAGCTTCCGTCCGTGCCTCGAATGGCGGCAAACATGGCCAAACATGCGGCGAAGCATGTGTTGACCGGAGCCAAGCAGGCAAGTCCGGAGCTGGTTGAAGCCCGCTTGGCAGCGTGCAAAGTCTGCCGGCATAGGACGATGGTAGCTCATTGCGCGAAGTGCGGTTGTGTTATTGAGGCTCTTGCCCGCTGGGAATCGAGCAAATGCAAAGCGAAGAAGTGGCCGGAACCGGAGAGCGTGACAGCGGGGAGGGAATGATCGGTGGGAAGCGATTGGTGCTGCCGATGCTTGCCAGTAACTTGTGGTTACTTCGGTGATTCCTTCAATCGCCAGAACAGTAGTAACCTGGGCGCTGAATGGTCGGAGATCATTGGCAATTGGAGTATATCGGGACAGAACTTGGTTACGAGTGACAGCAATGCTTTGTGCCTGGCATTGACGGAGCATCCCGAAGGCTTATTGAACGTACATGTCAGGGTTTACGTGAGATTAGACGAAGCAGTGGTGGGAGACGGTCAAGAGGTTCGGGTAGTAGTCAACTATAGGGACTCGCAGAACTATGACTATGTGCAGTACACGTTTTGTCAGTATACCACTTGGCCTAGAGGGGACGTGTTGTGTGGATTAGTGCGAGTGGATGTATATTCAGTTGTCTCTGGAGTACACGAGCTCCGAGAAGATTCTTCTGGATTCCTCTATTGGCACCCCGATCCTCCGCATAATCAATGGTATTCTTGCTATGTCGATGTGAGAAGAGTCAACACTGAAACGCGAATTCTCGCAAGTTGCTCTCCAGGCGGCTACGGATTTTTTCCTGCGATGGTCGAAGCGGTTATTCCAGAAGCGACCAGTTCGCTGTGTGGAGTTGCCACGGGGAGCATATCGGCTACAGCTATCAGATTCGACAACTTTCAATTGTTCCGTCATCGATTGGACATGGAAGGATGCCCATACATATTCCCTCAGTGTGGCCTTTGCTACTCGTGGCCATTTGGACCTGCCGAAGCTCCGGCCAGCTACATCATTGCGTTGAGAGATTTCACCGACGATACTTGTTCAGATTGCGAAGGCTTGAACGGCGATTACGTGTTGGGCGATCGTGAAGTTGAGTACAGCGTGGTTGGTGTACCGCAGACGTGCATTTGGAAATGGGAGGGAAGCGGATCGTGCTGTCTTGAGAGAATTGAACTGAGGCGTAATACTGTCCCACAGACTTTCCTCGGAGTTCCGATTGGTACGCTTGTCCTATGGGTGTATTTTAGGCACTCAGATGATCCATACTGGCCGACGGGATACATGGTTTTTTACAATCCAGTTGACGATGACTGTTGGCCGACAGGGAAGATCGCGTTTCAGAATAATCTTACAAGTCCCACACCGCTCGGGATTTGCATTCCGGGCACCGCTTCGTTCAGTCTCAACGCTTAGCCATGATCTCTCTTGATAAATCATCGTGCGTTTACTTTGGCAAAGCCATCGGCTTGACGAAATGCAACCAACCTGCCCATCACTGTGAGTTGTTCGATTGCCATGTCGTTGAGGGCGTCGGCAACCGAACGGTTCCAGGGTGCAAGACTTGCAATAAGCGATTGCTGCCGAGCGAGGCAAAGTTTGTCATCGATCCATTAGAGGTGATTGATCGACGCAGAAAACGGACGGACTGCTTACGGGACATGCTTGCCGGAGCATCAGTATTTTTGGCCTGTTCTGGTCCCTCCGCCAACGATCTGCCGTTGGAGCAATTGAATCGGAGGGGGATTTGGACGATGGCTGTGAACAACATGGCAGGCCACGATAGATTCCGTCCGCAAGCGTTCGTCTGCTCCGATCCACCGCTGAAGTTCTCACACTCGATATGGCTTGATCCGGCGATAATGAAATTCGTGCCGACACCGAAGCTCGCCGGTGATCGGGCCAAGTTGAGAAGAAAGACGAAGCAGAACCAATTCGAGATACTTGACAAGAGGGTTCTCGATTGCCCGAACGTCTGGGCATTTCGACGAGAGGTATGGTTGAAACCGGATGATAGCTTCTTCACGTCGCCGGGAGCTTGCTGGGGCAATTTGGCGGTCGGTGTACAGCGAACCGGAGAACCGAAGACTGTGAATACGATGTTCTTGGCGTTGCGGTTGTTACGGTATCTCGGAGCAAGACGAGTGTTCATGATCGGCGTGGACTTCCGCATGTCTGCCAATTACGGCTATGCTTTCGCTCAAGAGGTCGGCTACAAACAATCGAGGGATGATCCGTCTTCTGTCAGCGACAACAGGCAGTACGTCGTAGCAAACGATTGGCTATGCCGCATGGAGCAAGGCGGGGTGTTTCGACGGTTCGGAATCGAGTTTTTCAATTGCTTTCGAGAATCGAGTTTGCGGGCGTTTCCGTACGTACCTTTTTCGGTGGCTTTGCGTGAATGCAAGGGAATCGTCGAAGACGTGCCGGACTTGTCAGGCTGGTACGAGAAGAAATAGAAACATTCCGATAATCCGATAATAGGGGTATAGTATGGAGGAAAGATCAATGAAGAAGTTGAAGATAATGCCGTTCAGCGGAGAAGAGGACCTGTCTCGAATCATGGAGATAGAGCACGCCAGCTTCGACGAACCATGGACGGACGAGTTGTATTTTCGCGTGTTGTGCCGCAGGAATGTGTCGTGCATGGTGTTGAGGATCAGCGCTTTCTTTCACGCCAAGCAGATCGTCGGGTATATCGTGTTCCGCACTGGGCTGAAGAAGCTGGAGATTTGGAATCTAGCCGTTCACCCCGATCATAGAAGGAGAGGATACGGAACGCTACTGATTTTGTATTTGAAGAGGCGAGCCGAGCGGGGAGTAAGAAAGCCTATCGAACTGGAGATTAGTGAGCGAAATCTGCTGGGCCAGCTATTCTTTCGCTCCAATGGATTTCAAGCTACAAGCGTCTTGCGAGGACACTACTCTGAGGAGCACGATGCTTACAAGATGATATGGACTCCATCATCGTCCGTGCGAAATCGGTTGCTGAAACATTGCCATGCTTCTGACTTTTAGCGACTCGTTAGTAGAACCCCAGAATCTCACCAGAAGTCAAAAGTCTTGGCTGCTGTCAACAGACTTTGCAGTAAAGGAGTTTCTTATGGAGCAGATTCCTGAAAATCTTGCCAATGCGTCTTGGGAAGTCAAAGCTTGGGGTATGGTCCGTCACTTGTTCAGATCCGATCAAGCGGCGGTGAGTTATCTGTGTGTAAATAGGGGAACGTGTTGTTCCAGACATCTCCATCAGCATCGTGCTAACCAATTCGTAATTCTCTCCGGCAAGATAGTTGTGGAAGAATGGCTACCGGAGCAAAATCCGGTGACGGAGCAACCCAAGCAACGGGTACTGCTCACGCCCGGCTCCATCCATGTAGTAAGTAGTCTTGTGCCGCACAGGTTCCGCGTAGCAGAAAGCGGTCAAGTAATCGAGGTCTATTGGCCAGACCGGGGTGGGAAGGTAGAGTTTAGCGACATCACAAGATTTGATGTGGGTGGCCCGGATATTCAAATCTGTGACATCGCTAGCCTCGATGGGTTGAAGCATTTGTCATGAGTGTTCCAAACTACACATTGATCGCCGGTGTGGACAAATACCATCTCCGGCAACTTGCTTTGACGTGGCCGACCTGGAAGAAGCACAAGCCAAGTACGATTCTTGCTAATCCGATGATCGTATTCTACGATTGGCAACAGGTGACTGAATCCGATATCCTCGCAGTAGTGGATCATCCCGATTTACGAACGATTGAGTGGCCACTTTCGGGATTCGATTGGCATAGAGAAAACAAGAGGGAAGACAAGTTCAGTGACCCACATCGGGCGATGATGCTGAGCGGATTCGTTTACGTTCCCGCTCTGTTCGCCAACACTCCGTATTGGCTCAAGTTGGACACCGACGTTGTAGCGACTGGAATGGACGATTGGATTGATCCCACATGGTTCGCTGACCAGCCGGCAATCATATCTCATCGTTGGACATTTACCAGACCACCCGACCAGATGTTACAGATGGATAAGTGGGTGGAAGATAACAAGGAGAGGATGCCCGAAATCGCTCGACATCCTCCGCTGAACTTGATACCGACTCCGGGTTGGGATCGGGTGAAGCACAATCGCATCATATCATGGTGTGGATTCTTCGACTCGATGTGGACATTCAAGATGGCTCGGTTAACAGAAACGGGCGAGAGAAAGTTCAAGTTGCCGATACCGTCGCAAGACGGATTCCTATTTTATCTCGCCAAGAGAGGAGGACAGAAGATAGTTCGGGTGAATATGAAATCACGGGGATGGCAGCATTGGTCAACGTGGACCAATGTAAAAAAGCACGCAGGAAAAGCAATGGAGCTAGCGAACTGAAGATCGGCCAGAATCTACCGAGTGAGAAGTAATGAGAAGCAAGCAGTCTCTTATGCGCCGGAGTGGAATCGCTGTCTATCAAGTGGTAGAGTTGCTGGAGTGGAAACCGACGGTGATCCTTCAAGTTGGTGTCGGTCAGTATGCAAAAGAGATAGATGTGTTCACCGAAGCGTGGCCAGAAGCTGACTTGATCGGGTTTGAGCCACACCCGGACATCGTTCGCCGAATCGAGTATCCCGGTCTGATTGTCCGCAAAGCGTTGGGTCGGTACATCGGTTGGGCAAAGTTGTTCTATGATCCCGCTCATATCGATGGAGGCTCGGTCTATACCGATCCAACAAGCGGTAGATTGCAAGAGATCGACGTAGAAATCGATACCTTGGACAACTACTACCATGGAACGAAGTGGTATCGAGAAGATGATCGGGTGTTGCTGTGGCTTGATTGCGAAGGTTCAGAACTAGATGTGCTGGTAGGTGGGGAAACAAGCATCGAACAAGTACAAATGATCAATGTGGAACTGACTGGTAAGGTTTCAAGACCTGGCTGGCCAGATCCTATAATTGTGAATCGATGGCTACTAGGTCATGGTTTTCTGCTTCAATTCGTTCATACGCAGCGAATAGCTATTGGACAGTACGACGCAATCTATGTACGTCCTGAATTGTTCCGGCCCGAGTATTGCTCATGCCCGCTGCAAGTAGAAGCTTGGAGGAAGCGAAGTGAGGCATGAAGTCATCTATTTGATTTCGGGTATTGCACATATTCCTTATCTCACTGTCTCGCTGATGACGCTCCGCGAGCATTGGCAAGGACCGGTGCGAGTGTTTGCTTGGCCCGAGTCGATTGATCTAGTGCGGGAGATTGCCGAGGACGAAGGACTACACATTGAATGTGAATTGAGTGAACCTGCGTATCGAGCAAGGCGTGACGAAGGGAGACAGGGAAAAAACGATCAATTTCTGGCGAAAATCAGATTGATGCGGTCCCTCGAAAGTGGCGGCCCGGTTCTGTATTTGGATGCAGACACGTCGATTCATGGTGACTTATCACCTCTGTTCGAGCTTGCTTTGGTCCGTACATTTGTAGCTACGCGATTTTCGTCTTGGACGACAGCCGGCGAAGTGGTGCGAGCCAGAATCGAACGGCTGCGGGACTTTTCTGCTATAGACCGGAATTGCATCGGGGAAGTGCTACGAGAGCCCTGGCCCAGCGTGAACGGCGGGGTGTTCTGCTGTTCGCCTAGCTCTCATGTGCTTGAAATCTGGGAACGGTGGACGTGGGAAGCTCGCCACGTATTCATCGCTGACGAAGCCGTGCTCCATATTCTCCAACCGCTATTCGTACCGTCGGGACAAATGGAGGTGTGGCCGGACGGTCGGTTCAACTGTTCGTGCAATCCGAAGTGGCTGCCGGAAGGTTTCAGCGAGCAGGACATCATCATATGGCACTATCATGGCGACTCGAATGTAAGACCACAGAAGCACGATGGATATGGCTATCGGCGATGGTGGTCGCTATGGCAGAAATGTCTAGAAGAGGATGTGGGCAGGTGTCGGAGCTGGCAACCATGTGAAGCAAATGGATGGCTAGGGAACAAGTGGTTCGCAATTTTGGAAGGGAAGAAGTAAAATGAGAAGGGGTATTGTGAATCCTATCCATTTGCTTAGATCACTGTTCCCATGGCCTGCCGAGAAGCCGGACGTACCAGAGAGACATGAGCGATGGTTCAATCAGCAGAAGCAGATCTTGCTTCGCAAAGTGATCCCCCATGACGTGGGTCTCGTAGTCGAGCTAGGCTCCTGGCTTGGAGATTCGACCCGTTGGTTTTGCGAATGGTGTCCAGAGGCGACGGTAATCGCTGTGGATACATGGTTCGGATCTGTCGAACATCTGCTGAGGCGGAGATCTGTCCTTCCCATGCTCTACGATACGTTCCTCGCTAATTGTTGGGAGTATCGAAATCGATTGATCCCGTTTCGCAATACATCGCTGGCGGCTCTGAACTTTTTGTACCGGTTAGAGCTGGAGCCAGACATGATATACTTCGATTCCGATCACAGTTTCTGGGGACTGCTGGCCGAGCTAGAAACATCACATGCCTTGTTCCCACGTTGCATCTTCGTCGGGGATGATTACGGTGACCCGACAATAGGCAATGCCTTGAAGACGTTCGTCGAATACCAACAACCCTCCAAAGGAATATCAGTACAGAGAAGATTCAAGGTCAACAACATCGGCAACACTTGGCACATTGTGAAAGAATGAAAGAGGTGGAATGAGAAAACATGAGCGTTCCCTGATTCGGATAATGCGAGAGCAATTGAATTGCCCCAGGTTCGGTGTCGAGATCGGTGTTTGGAAGGGAGAATTGTCGGCTCAGCTTCTCCGGGTGTTTCCTGATCTCACGCTCGTTATGGTCGATCTTTGGGCTGTGCCTAAGGGACGGTCCTCGATGCAAGCGAAAGACAATACGGATGAGGCCATGCGAAAAGCTATGCAGGAAGCAGAAGAGAATACACGATTTGCTCAAGATCGACGATCGTTAATCCAAAACGACAGTATACGTGAAGCGAAGCAATGGCCTGACGATACATTCGATGTAGGTTTTCTCGATGCTGAGCATTTCGAGACGAAGCGGGACATTGTAGCTTGGTGGCCCAAGATTCAACAAGGGGGCATTCTTGCGGGACACGACTACAACGGCATGGGTGATCGCCGGAAGGGGTGGGGAGTGAAGCGGGACGTGGATGAATTTTTTAGCCGACTTGGACTGGACGTATATGTGGAGCCTGGTCTGGTTTGGTGGGCGAAGAAACCATGAGCGATACAGGTGAATATTCGGAATCGTTTCAGCGACGGAAGAAGATTGAGCACGAAAGTAAACCTCCTCACGAGGGCACATTAGCGCTCATCCGTGCTATCTCAGCAGTCGTTCCGAAGAGCGACTCGATAATAGACCTGGGAGCCGGGACAGGACGCCATGTGAGGATGCTGCGGGAAGAAGGATACAATTGCATAGGAGTCGATGGCACGCCTAGGATATCAGATATCACGGACGGTTTGGTGATAGAGCGTAATCTTTTGGAATCTCCACTGAGGAGCCCATTGCTTCATCCTCTCGGTGATTCTGATTTCCTGTGCATCTGGGATTGGGGACTTTTCTACGATGTGGGCGAGCACGTGCCAAGGAAGCACGAGCAGAAGTTGATCGATAACATCTGCAAGATTCCACGCAAAGGATTGATCGTGTCGTGGGGATATCCCGGCGAGCGGGGTAGAGGCCATGTTAACTGCCGTACACAAGTCTACATAGCGTGCGAATTCGCCAAGCGGGGCTTCTGGCCCGACGATAGGTTGACGACGGTAGCACGTGATGCCTCCAGTTTCTGGACTAAGCACCACATTCGACTGTTCGTAGCGAAGAGGATGGAGAAATCTATCTGAGATTAGAGGAATGAAGCAGATCAAGTTCTCGTCCTACGAGCAGTATCTCCATGCTCAACGACTGACCGTGATGAAACGCGGCTTCGGTCCATACTTTTGTGACATGGAAATGATCCGCATTGCTGAATGGTGTAGACGAAACGGGCTACAGGTCCGCTATGGTATCTGCCATGGAGCGAGGAATGGACTGGAGTGTGATGAGCTGATGCGGCATCTACCGATGTCCGAAATCATCGGTACAGACATCGCTCCATATAGCGGCAAGAGCAAGCAGATGGCAGGTCAAGCCAAAGTAATAGAGTGGGATTTCAACAAGCAGAGGAAAGAGTGGATTGGTCGTTTCGACCTAGTCTATACGAACAGTCTTGATCACTCAAACGATCCTCCGACTACGCTATCGGTCTGGTTAGAGCAGCTAGTATGGAACGGGGCTTTGTTTGTGCAATGGAATCGATCTAATCTCAATGTGAAGGGAGGAGATTGCTTCGGTGCCGATCTACTGGAGATGATCGACCTGTTAAACTCTACCGGTCGCTTAGTCGACATGATCTATGTGAAGACAGACTGGCAGAAGGGAAGCATGTTCCGGAGGCATGGACTAGAGTGTGTCATCTACGTAGTCAGGAAGAAACAGCCATCTCGGTCAGGAGAAATGACATGCCCTTGATCTTGCCAGGGATGTTTGAATTCGCCGCTCCGCCTAGAACTGGCGTCCGCTGGTTTGTCGAAGCTTGTCACACCGCCGGCTTGGTGTCACTTCCATCTACTGCTTCTGTCACAGCGTCTTACCGTCCGTGGCCGATCACTGCCTCTGCCGATTCGTTGCGAGTGTCGTTAGTTCGCCATCCGTGTCATTGGTTCCGCAGTCTCTATGATTCGCTTCGCTTCGGCTTGCATTTGGAATGCGTTGCTCTGGAACAGTTGCGAGAGCAGTTCGTAGGGCTGAGGAAGGAATCGTTCGAGTCTTTCGCTCTGGACTATCTCGAAAAGATGCCGGGAAAGATCACTTCCGTTTTCGACTCTTACAAATCCGATATACGCATCAAGTTAGAAGACATGCCTTGGGCACTGGCTGAGCTTCTCAATTCGCTTGACGCTAAGAAAAGAGAGCTACACAAGGTCTTTTCGTTGCCGTCAATAGGACGACTTCCGAGCATGTGCAAATCAAAGTGGAAGGCCCCTCTATTTGACCAAATGATCGAAGCAGAGAAGCAATTTTGCGAAGATTTGGACTACTACTGAGCAGGATCATAGCATGGCCAAATCGATTTGGAAGTCTAAGAGGAGCAAAAGCCTAATCGTTATCCCGGCTCGGATGGTAAGCACCCGCTTGTTCGGGAAACCGATGTTGACAGTCGCTGGAAAACCGCTGGTCCAATGGACCTACGAGCGGGCCAAGCAGACTGATGCTGATTACGTGATGGTGGCCACACCGGATCGGGAAGTGGCTCAATATTGTCAGAACAACGGACTTGTCTGGATGCTCACGGGACCAGATCATCCGAATGGCACCTCCAGGGTAGCCGAGGTGTTCGGCAAACTCCACCCCGAGGACAAGAGGCAGATATGCACGATAGTGAATTGGCAAGTGGACGAGCCGGTGGTATCGCCCACTGCTGTCAACATGCTATTGCCTCTGCATGTCAGAGCCGTATCGACATTGGTTTGCCCAATATGCGAATCGCCAAGAGATCCAAATCGAGTGAAGGTCGTGTACTCACAAGATAGATGCCATTGGTTTTCACGTGCTCCGATGGCAGGAGCAGGCAGTCACATTGGCATCTATGCGTTCTGCCCGTTTCTGCTGCAGATGATTTCGCTGTTAAGACCGTCGCGGCTCGCCAAGCTGGAATCTTTGGAGCAGTTGACGTGGATTGAGAACGGGGTCATGATAAGACCCGTCGAAATCGATACTGAGCCATTGTCGATAAATGATGATACGAGTTGGCAAGCATTCAGAGAACTGAAGGAAGGAGGGAATGCCAGTGGCGATTAAGCCGAAGACAAAGGGACAAGCAAAGCAGACGGGACGGCTTCCCTTAATCGAAATCATTTCGCATTGTTACGCCGCGGAGCTTCCACAGTACGCCACGTTCCTGGCATATCAAGCAAGCAGTTTGGTGATACACAAGCCGAAGAATTGCGACGTTTGTCTGTCTGTCTGCGTCTGGAGCGAGAAGGAAGATTCGAATAATCCGACGATCCCGTGGAGTATTGCCGATGCGAACGTTGCTGAGGTAATGCTTTGGGTGAAGCAGACATTGATTAGGTATGGTATTGATTGGTCGATCTGCCACCTAACAAAGAGGGAGATCGGCAGACGCAGCATCGGGCGAAATCATTTAGCACTGGCTAGCGAGGCAGATATCGTGTGGTTTGCGGATGTAGACCAAGTGTTTCGAGACGGCATACTAGATCGGCTCGCCGCGATGGAGTGGCCAGAGGGAGCAACGATGCTTTATCCCAGAGAGATCATGATTCACCAAGATTGGAAAACAGGGGACGCTTTAGTGCGAAACGTACCGATCGAAGCATTGTTTGCTTATGGCCCGTTTGACATCGATCCATCCGGATTTGTGCCGAAACGATATCGCAAGGCGATCGGTGGTGTACAGATCGTCCGCGGAGACTTCGCCCGAGAGCACGGTTATCTGAATGGGGTGGAGAAGTGGCAGCAACCCACCGATCGACCATTCGGAGACTTTCGTGATGACGTAGCATACAGAAGATATTGCGAGCAGCGCGGCTCAATCATGGGAGTAGACCTGGTTGGGATGTACAGGCTGAGACATACGAGGACGACTTATCAAGAGGTCAGGGTGTGAATAGAAAGATGATGGAACTGCTATTTCAGTACCGCTGCCGGCGCTGCGGATCACTCGACGAAGTTCGGCGTGATTCGAGTTATCTCATCACTGATGATGGGGTAGATACCCCTATAGTGCAATCACCCCGTTGGCACCAGTGCATCGATGGGGGTACGGGTGTAGCTGAGTTCATCGGTTTTCGGCCGGCGGGCGAGGCGGGTTAGGCTACTACGGATGCCATGTGTAGTAGTAGCCAGTCTATGTTTGGAACCCCCTAGTAGGGGGAGTTCTGGGGATTTCTGCTGCCCACCCCCCCCCCACCAGGTTGTCCCGCTAGGGGCTTTGCCTGGAGGTCTTGGCGTAGACCCCCTTCTGGGGAAAATTTTCGAGAAAATGCCCGTGCCACCTATTTTCCTATTGACCTATGTTTCTTAGTACATATAATAATAGTAGAGGCAAGGGAAAAGGGGCACAACACTTACACAGGAGACTGGGACATGAAGACGAAGAGAACAGCACGAGCCGAGGTCAAATGCGAGTCCGGTCTGCCCCAGGCCCGGTATCTCGGCTGGGATGAGAGCGAGCAAGCCTGGCGATTCCTCGAACTCGAAACAGGCGAAGTGTTCTTCGTGGACATCTTCGCTGTCACGCCGGGCCACTACGAGATCGCGGGCAAGGTCTACCGCAGGGGCTAGCAGATAGTAATAGTAGAGGTGAGGGAAAAAGGGGCACAACACCTACCACAGGAGACTGAGAGATGAAGACGAAACGAACAGCACAAGTTGAGGTGAGGGGTCAGCACAGCCGGGGTGCTAATGCTCAGGGGTTTGGCGGGCCCGACACCTACGTGGCGGTCCAGGTGGTGCCGGAGGGAGTCGAGCCTCTCCGTCGCCTTGACCGCAAGGCGGCTGCCCGTCGCGGCATCGAACTCATCTACGTGGGTGAGGGATATGATGAGCACCGTGGGCCGCGGAGCTCGCTGGGGAGGGCAATCCGCAAGGCCACGGAGATTGCGGACCGGATCAACGGGAGAGTGGGAGGCTGGCCCATCTGATGCTTCCTCAGGCGCACGGAAGCGCCTGAGGATCCTAACACTTACCACAGGAGACTGAGAGATGAAGCCGAAAAGAACAGCACGAGTCGAGGTGAGAAGCAAGCACAGCCGAGGTGTTGGTCCTCGGAGATTTGGCGGGCCCGACACCTACGTGGCGGTCCAGGTGGTGCCGGAGAGGGTTGAGCCTCTCCGTCGCCTCGACCGCAAGGCGGCTGCCCGTCGTGGGATCGAACTTATCTACGTGGGTGAGGGATACGCGAAGCACTTTGGCCCCCGCAGCACGTTGGGGGAGGCAATCCGCAAGGCCACGGAGATTGTGGATCGGATCAACGCGGAAGAGGGAACTGGAGAGACTAAGTCAGTCCACTGGGGCATCCAGTCCGCGAAGCTGTGGAGATTGCGGTTCGGACTAGCGAAGAGGTAGAGGCCGAATCATTCGTTGCTTCCTCAGGTGCACGGAAGCGCCTGAGGAGCATAGCACTTACTACAGGAGACTGAGAAATGAATCAGCACACAACTCAAGACGAACAGGCAAACGTCGTTAGCAAGCTAATTGACGACGCCGCGGAAATCGCTGCCTCAGCGTGGGGTCCAATCGTAGCAGCTATCGCGAGATCCACTGCCGCTTCGGTGGAGCAGGCGCAGCAAGCCGCTCGATCCGCCAGTGAGGCGGTCGATGGAGCTGAGGACGTACACGCATTGGCTACTTCGACCGCGACGGTCGCAGAAGTGGCTGTCGCAGCGTGGGAATCGGCCATGCTGGCTGCCGCGGCGTCCACTGCCGCTTCCAAGGCCGCTGAAGCGGCGCTAGAAGCAGCGAGAGCGGCACAGGAGGCCGCTGACCTGGCCAAAGCCGCTGATTTGGCCAAAGCCGCTGACTTGGCCGAAGCCATTGATAGCATAACACTTACTACAGGAGACTGAGAGATGGAGACGAACCAGCAGAACGATTTGGGCGTTGGCGACGACTTGGAGATTTTTGTGGTCAAGCAAAGGAGACTCGACAATGGTAGACTATCGTATTGAGCTGCCTGGCGATGCAGAGGAATCACTCCGTCGGCGTTGGTCCGCCGATGATGAGCATGTGTCTCGCGTTACCACCTCTTTCGGCGACCGAGAAGTGGTCAACGATACGGCGTGCTCTTTCTGCCGAGCCTATTACTGCTACACCACTGGCGAATTCAGTAAGCCTCGGCCTCATTGCCCGTTTGCCGAATGGGCACTACGAGAGGGCATATACTCCGCGTGTGCCTGTCTTGTGTGGCTTGATGGCGTGATGCCGCCTCGACTGTACAAGCTCTTGGAGATTGACGCAGGGAGTATCAGATGGTCTGCGGCACATCACAGTAAGGTCAAAATTCTTATGCGGAAGTTCCGCGAGCAGGCAGCTGATTTGATCACGTGGGTCAGAGCCGAAGCCGATCTTGCTCCGGTACCCCAGGGCCGATCATAACGCTGGGGGCGAGGCAGGCGACCTCGACACAGAAAAGGATCCCACGTCCGCCGGGGGACGGCAAACAAGCCCGGAGGATTTATCCATGTGTTGAGCAGGGAATAGGCATAGGTGAATTATCCCCTTCTCGTAATCGAAAGGAGAGTGAGTCATGGCGAAGAAGAGTCAAAGCAACAGCATGGTCGTTGAACAGGCGGCCGAGCCCGAGAAGCCAAGGAAGAGGGCACAAGAGCCACTCGATCCAGCTACGCTGAAGCCCGACGCTGCCAAGCATTTGGCCAAGGGTGAGGATGCGAGGGCGAAATTGCATGTGGCGGCCGAAGCCGTCGAGTTGCTGGGCTTGGGCGGGACAGCCAAGCAGTTATGGGAGATCGCGACGAAGGCGTATCGAGCGGCTGAGCGGGAAGCCCGGAGAATCCAGAAGGCCTCCAAAAAGGCTGAGCGGAAAGCGAAGATGCGAGAGAAGAAGCTGGCCCGCATCGCCAAGCTTCGGGAGATGCTCGAGCGGTTGGAGGCTGAGGACGAAGCCAAACACGAAGCGTGACGTAATGGCGAGAAGATCAAGCAGCCCCGTCGGTAGAACGCCGAACCAGAAATTAAGGAACGGTAGAAACTCTGGTCCGGACCGCCGGGGCTGTTTGGTTATAACTGTTTTTCTAAGAGGAGACTTGAGACATGAAGACTTTGGAGATGCTCCGGAATGCCCGCCGTGCCGGGGTCCCGTTGATAGCGATAAATACGCCGGACCCGAAGGACACGATGGAGATGCTGGCCTCGCTGGCCAACGGGAAGAGCCCTGTCGTATGCTGGGACTGCATATCGGGACTAAGGCCAGTGAACGAGGCAGGACGCGATGCCATCGCTCTAGTCAACGCCGAGGAGGCCGAAGGGAGCCCAATCGGGTTTTTGGAAGCGGCTGCTGATTTACCAGACGGTACGATAGTTTGTTTCCTCCAGGCCGATGCCTGGATCAACGAGCCTCCGGTGATCCAGGGTATCTGGAATCTGCGTGATCCGTACAAGCGGAGCCAGAGGACATTGATACTGTTGGGCAGACAGATCCGCCTACCGCTGTCTCTGCAAGGGGACGTGGTGACGATAGACGGAGGGCTCCCTAGCAGGGAGGAGCTAAAGGCGATCGCCAGATCGATGGACGAAGCAGCGGTTACGGCCTATGCCGAGAGGCCGGAGACAGACGAAGAGACAATCTGTAGAGTGGCTGATTTGACAGCCGGGTTGTCTGCTTTCCTAGCCGAGCAGGCCGTGGCCATGAGTCTGCGAAGAGATGGCTTTAATTTCGAAGTACTCGCGGAGAATCGACGATCCATGATCGAGCAGACCAGAGGTCTGAGTGTCGACCGCGGGCGGGAGACGTTCAACGACATCGGCGGTCTGGATCAGGCCAAGCTATTCGGCCGAGCTTTGTTCGAGGGCCCACATCCGCCTAGTCTGGTTGTCAGAGTGGAGGAAATCGAGAAGGTGATGGCTGGGTCGCAAGGTGACTTGAGTGGTACGAGTCAGGACGCTCTCCAAGTCATGCTCAATGCGATGGAGGATAACGGTTGGGATGGCATTGTCGCGTTCGGTTGTCCTGGAGCAGGCAAGTCATTGTACAGCAAGGCGCTGGCCAACACGTTCGGGCGAATGTCACTCTCTCTCGATTTGAATGCCACGAAGGGCAGCTTGGTTGGCGAATCGGAAAAATATGTCCGCGAGGCAATGGGTGTGATCCGAGCGATCGGTGGTGATCGCGTGTTCTTCGTCGCCACCGCCAACCGTCTGAACACGATTCCCGGTGAGCTGTTGCGAAGGTTCCGCGGCGGCATCTGGATGTTCGACTTCCCAGGTGACGAGGAACGGTCGCGAATCTGGCCAATTCACCTCGCCAAGTACGGCGTGGATGAAAGCGAGAAGCCAGACGACAAGATGTACGCTGGTTCCGACATCCGGAACTGCTGCGAGCGGGCTTGGAAGATGGGCAAGAGCTTACGATTCGCGTCGCAGTTCATCGCTCCGGTCGGCAAGACAGCTAAGGACGTGATCCGCGACGCTCAGCGATTAGCAGACGGTAACTTCCTCTCGGCATCGCAGCCCGGCCTATACAGATTGGGCGAGTCAGGAGGAGGCCGGCGGAGCGTGGAGTTGTAATAGCAGAAAGAAAAAGGAGACTCGACTATGGGAAATCGACTATTCGACAACACGGTGTGCTTGGCGGTGACATTTCACCGAGCCGGCAAGAACCGCAGAGTCCGCAAGTCAGAGGTCAATGTGGTCCCTGTCTCTTCTCTCAAGCAGTCAGAAGAGAGAGAAGAGAAAGAAGAGAAACCCGACCAATCACTCTTTTCGACTGTCAAGCAAATCTTCGAGTCCGAGCACTATCACGAGGCAGAACGAATCGCTCGGGAATTTGACGCCTGGGTCAGCAAGCGGGCAGTACCTTGTCCGCTCAAGCGCGGCACGCACCTGATCCCGATAGCGATGCTTGATGAAGTCTATACGAGGTTAGACAATGATCAGGCGAAGTATGACGCTGAGGCTGATGCTTTGCTGGCAGAGTACGACACACTGAAGATCGAAGCTCGAAAAGGGTTGGGAGAACTGTACCGAGAAGAGGATTACCCGAAGCCAGAAAGACTCCGGGCATCATTCTGGGTGGGGCGTCGCATATTCGACTTCTCCCCGCCAGGCGAGGGAAAGCTCAGCGAAGTCGTATACAAGCAGGAGCGGGCCCGCTGGCAGCAGACGTTTGCTGAGGCTGAGAATGAGGTAAGGCTGGCATTACGAGAATCGATGCTGGCACTGGTGTCCCATCTAGCCGAGCGGTTGCAACCCGATCCAGATGGCCGACGGAAGGTGCTTCGCAACCCCGCTGTCGACAAGGTGGTAGAGTTCCTTGAGCTGTTCGACCGCCGGAACGTGCTCAATGACGAAGAACTGAAGGCTCTGGTTGTCCGTGCTCGCCGCGTGCTTAACGGCGACCCAATGATGGCTGAAGCCCTGCGTCAGGATGAATCAGTCCGGGAGATCGTCCGTCGCAGAATGGAGGAAGTCAAGTCCCGACTGGACGTGCTCATTAAAAGCGGTCCGGCTCGGGTAATCTCTTTCGACGAGGAGGAATAGACATGCCATGCTGGGAAGTGAGAACGATGTCCGTGGAGTTCAAAGCCAAGCATCGTAAGCTACTTGAGCAGGCGATTGAATCTCTTGGTTGGGAACACGAAAGCGTTGCAAGAGGTATTCGAATAAAGACATCCACATGGAATTCTTTCACGATTGATCTTGCTTCGCAGAAGGCCGAGATCCAACCAGGTCAACAAACCAATCTGAACCGGCTCAAGCAGCAATATAGCAAGGAAGCCTTGAGACGTGTGGCTAAGCTCCAAGGATGGCGATTTAAGCAGCAGAAAGCTCAACTGAAAGGAGTGCTCCGAAAATGAACGATTCGATTAGCTGGGAGATTCTCGAAGATGGAACGGTGACGATCACAACCGACCAAATCAGTAGACAAAATCATTTGTCCGCCGATGAGCTATTGGAGAAGTTAGCAGACATGCTTGGCGGGCCAGTGAAGATCGAAGAGCGGAGGGGGCATGTGCATAAGCATCGCGGTGTTGTTCACCAGCACCGCCACACTCATTGAAGCAAGTCTCCGCCCCGGTGGAACCGAGGGAGCGAGCTCGTCGCTCGCCCCTCGGGCCGGGGTTACAATTTCTCACGCAATAGCGATAGAGAATCAGATAAAATAGTAGACAGCACAAAGCAAAGGGAGATCATCATGCAACAGCAAGACGCTGTGGAAGAAACCTACGATGATGTGAAGATGCTAATTCACAAAATCTGTCGTAGCTTCATGCGACGGAAGAGAATTCATCAACGATACTACGAGGACTGGCACGCCGAAGCGTGCTTGGCCTTCGTTCGTGCCTATCAGAGCTACAATCAGTTGCGGGGTCGTTTTAGCACGTGGCTTTGGCACTCCGTCTGGAACGCCTTGAGTGAGCAGCTTCGGACGGAGGCCGTTCACCATCTGACCCCGCATCTGACAGAATCGCAGATGAACAGGATCATCGATAACCAAAGTCCCCAATATGACAAGAGCAACCTGGACTCATCACTGTCGCAAGATGCTAAAGCAGTGATGATGCTATTGCTTGATACGTTCGGCCATATCGACTCGCAGGAGGAGAAGCCAGGGGAGATTCGGTTGTCCATCCACGATCTGCTCAGCAGTCTAGGATGGTCGTTCCGGCGGATTGTGGAATCGTTCCGCGAGATACAGATTGCGTTAACAGAATAGGGGGTTGGGCCTCATGAGTTGCGATTTGACATTCCGTGTCGAGAAGGTATCAATCTTTACCGGTAAGGAAAGAGCCGATAGAGTCAGTATACATACTACAGTGGAGAGTCCAATGCCTAGCATCACAGCAGGACCACTCCGTCTCGACTTCGACGTGACAGCCGGTAACGGCTATCAATACGTGACGAGAGTCCTCCGAGTCAATGAGCAAGACGTTGAAGTAATCTCCATAGAAAAGTGAAAGCCAATCCCCTCAACTATCAGATTTCGTCGATCACCAAGATCGAGAAGTTTCATGGACGCTGTCTGTTGGCTCACGAAATGGGGCTTGGGAAAACCCTTATCTCGCTATGGTGGTGGCAACGGCATCCAGAAGCACACCCCGCGCTGGTGATTTGTCCGGCTTCGGCCAAGTGGGTCTGGGCACACGAAGCCGCTCAGAACATTGGCATCCAACCATTGGTGATCGAAGGCACAAAAGCGAAGAACATAGGTGCCGAAAGAACGAAGCCAGATATTGTCATTATCAATTACGACGTGCTCCATCATTGGGTGGGCCAGTTGCAAAAATTCGGCTTTTGTTCGCTGTTCATTGATGAGTGCCACTTCACGAAATCCACTTCCGCAAAGCGGACCAAGGCCGTACGAGCAGTGGCTAAAGGAATCCGGTACGTGATCGCCATTTCCGGCACACCACTACTTCAGCGACCAATCGAACTGTTTCCCACGTTGCAAATGCTCCGACCGAGCGTGTTCCGGAGCCGTTGGGCTTACGCCCACAAGTATTGCAATCCGCGTTGGACGCCGTGGGGATGGAAGTATGATGGAGCCAGTCGGCTGCCGGAGCTGCACAATCTGCTTCAGCACACCGTCATGATCCGCTATCGAAAACAGGACGTAATGCCGGAACTGCCGGAGAAGGTACGTCGTGTGCTGCCACTACCTTTGTCGGACGAAAGCGAATACTTGGAGGCTAAGGATTCGTTTCTGCTGTGGTTGGGCCGGAGAAATCCTACTCGATTACGGTCAGCGGAGCGGTCTGAAGCTCTGGTGCAGCTCGGCTACCTGAAGCGATTGGCGGCTCGGCTGAAGCTCAGGGCAGCAGTCGATTGGGTAAACAGGTGGATCGAAAGCTATCCCACGGAGAAAATCGTGTTGTTCGCTGTGCATCGCAAGGCAATTGAAGCACTGCAGCACCGGATAAAAGCCAAGATGGTAACAGTAGATGGATCTATCACCGGCAGAAAGAGAAAGACAGCAGTTCAGCAATTCCAGCAAGACAGCAGGACGAAGGTGTTCCTAGGCAACATTCGAGCCACGGGAACAAGCATTACCCTCACAGCGGCAACTACGGTGGCATTCATCGAGTTAGATTGGGTGCCAGCCGTCCACACGCAAGCAGAGGATCGCATCCATCGTATCGGGCAGCGGGAGAAGTCATGGATTTGGTATCTTGTCGCGGCAGGGACAATAGAGGAGAGACTCTGCAAGATTCTGGAGCAGAAGCAACGAGTAGTAACAAGTACATTGGATGGCTTTGGCAAGGCTGACGAATTAGACGTGTACAAGCAGTTACTGAAGCAGTTAGCAGAAGAAAGGGCGTGAGACATGAATGCAAAACATGAACTCTCCGATAATAGCAAGGAAGAGGATCGGGATAGCACAACGCTGATTGTCTGTGGGGTGCCGGAGGAGTTGAAGATACGATTCAAGCTCTCCTGTGTTCGCCGTGGCCTATCTATGAGCGAGGTGCTGGTGGAAGCCATCAGAAGGATCGTAGAGCAGAGCGAGGATCGTCTATGAGTTTGCGACAGTTGTTGAGAGATCACAACATTTCATTCGCAGAGGGCGATTCTCACCACCACGTACGCAATGGGTGGGTAGGAGTAGATTGTCCATGGTGCGGCACTATCGGTAAGTGGCACTTGGGCATTCATCTTGAGACTCTCACTGCTACCTGCTGGCGTTGTGGCAGGCACGACTTCGTCTCTGTGTTATCCAGACTGCTCAGGATAAATCGGAGTATGGCAAGGCAACTTGCGAAGGAATTGCCCAAGAGCAGGAGGCTGCCGAAACGGTCTGGGCTGTCTAGGGGAACGCTGCGAACGCCCCCTGGACTGGAGCAGCTCTCCCGAGTGCATAAGCAATACCTGCTCAGGAGAGGATTCGATCCGGAGCATCTAATCCGCCTGTGGGGCTTGCGAGGATTGGGCCCATTGGCAGGACCGCTGAGCTGGAGGATTTGGATCCCAGTCCACCTGAGCGGTGAAGTCGTTTCCTGGACCACTCGATCTATCGGAATCACAGAGCATCGGTATGTCCACGCCTCACCGCAGGAGGAGGTATGGCCGATCAAGACGATCCTGTACGGCTGGGACTACGTTTGGGACACCGTGATCGTTTGCGAGGGGCCGACGGATGTGTGGAGAATAGGACCAGGAGCCGTGGCGGTCTTCGGGCAAACAGTAAGCGATGCTCAGCTCAGCCTGCTGGCAACGATACCAAAACGAATTGTGTGTTTCGATAGTGAACCATCGGCTCAAGAGCAAGCTACTCGGTTATGTGAGCAGTTACAGTGCTTTCCAGGCGAGACAATCCGCATAGAGATTGAAGCAAACGATCCTGGATCTGCTTCTGAGCAAGAGCTTAGCGAACTCAAAAGACTATTGAGATAGGAGGCTAGCTAATGAGTAGAATAAGAAAGCTCACACCAGAGCAAGAGGAGGCCATACCAGAATGGCTAGATCGATATTGGAAGATCGGAACTTGTACCGACCCGACTGACAAGAAAACCGTTGCCAGTGTACTAGCTGACATGTACCGGCTTATCTCAGAAAAACCCCCCTTACCCATATGGTGTGACTCGCCACTGACTAGTTGCTTGGCCATATCCATATTGAAGGCAGGATCACCAGAAAAACCACTCGGGGATTCGCTCAGGGATTCGCTTTGGAGTCCGCTCGGGGATTCGCTCTGGAGTTCGCTCAGGGATCCGCTCTGGAATTCGCTCAGGGATTCGCTCTGGAGTTCGCTCAGGGATTCGCTCTGGAGTTCGCTCTGGAATCCGCTCTGGAATCCGCTCTGGAGTTCACTCGGAGGTTCGCTCAGGGATTCGCTCAGAAAGTCATTCGGAAAGTCACTCGGATATCCGCTCGGACGTTCACTAAGACACTCGCTCGGGCATTCACTTAGGCATTCGCTCTGGATGTCACTTAGGCATTCGCTCTGGATGTCACTTGCAAACTCATTTGAGGAGTCGTTCGGGGATCCACTCAGGCATTTACTCGGGGGCTCGCTCGGATATTCATCTGAGCATTCGCTCGGGACTCTGTTTGAGAGATCGCTAGGACTTTCGCTTTGGAGCTCATTCGGGCATTCGGTTTGGGATTCGCTTAGGAATTCGCTTGGGGATTTGTCCGGGGAATTACCCCAGAGAGCATTCTGGGGCTCCACCAATGCATTTTGGCTTTGCCTGTACTCGTTCTGCAGATGGATTGGAGTCCAATACACGGAAGAGAGTTGCGCCAAGCTTGATTTACAAGAGCGATTGGCCCGATCATCATTCTGGATCTGGCCATACACAAACTACTGCATTGTATCAGCAAGGCCATCGGAATTACATTGGACACGGCCTTTCGGTGTCCTGCACCGAGATGGCGGACCTGCTATAGCCTTTCGCGATGGCTGGAAGTTCTGGCTACTGAACGGAGTTCATGTTCCACAATGGCTAGCCGAACAACGAGACATCGAAATCGATCCCAAGCGGATTGCAGAATGCGATAATGCCGAGGTACGTAGAGAATTCGTGCGGAAGGTTGGGCTCGACAGAATCTATCACAAGCTTGGCGGCAAGGTGATTCACGAGCGGACAGTATATCTCAAGACTCCATACAACGAGCATTGGCCTTGTCACTACAAGCTAGTTGACCTAGCGTATGCAGAAGGCGTGTTGAGGCGGGTGTTAGAAATGCCAAACCCGTCGCTGCCTGGAGTCAAGCACGTAGAATATGTGCCGAACGAATGTGAAACAGTGGAGCAGGCAATGAACTTCCGCTTGAATCGAACAGAAAACCAGGTCGATGACGAAGCGGGAGTTGAATGGTATCTGCATGGGGATGTTATCGTTACTCCAAAGAGAGCCACCAGTTTCAAGCGGTGGCCGGAAAGGATCGCATGATGAGTAAAAAGCACAAGAGGTTGGCTGAAGGTGAAGTCACAGGACATGCACACGTCGCGTTAGCAAACGACGCATGGGTCATGGGTAATGGTGATCAGAGGGAGCTGTTTGCTCCCTCCGGAACGCAGATCACCCACGAGGAGCACAGCACAATTCTGCTTCCTCCCGGAAAGTATGATGTGAGTAGGCAGCAAGAGTTCGATCCGGATGAGGAGGAAATGAGAAGCGTCCAAGACTGACCGGGATTAGCACTACTGCGGAGAGGCAAGGGGTCAACCTCCCTGTCCTCTGCGCTAGGACCCCGTTTAAGGGCCCTAGCACAGCGATAGACGGCCTCTAAAGCCTCTGCTCCTATTCTGGGCACCCCTCGCCTCTCCGTCCCTTCAGACACCGCTCAGAGCGTTCCACCGACTGCTCCATCCGGGACTTCTGGGAACCGAGTGGGAAATGGACAAATCTCCCGAATCCCGCTAGGTGAAAAAGCAGCCCATATCCTATAATAAGGGTGTTCCGGAAACGAGTGTTCGTATCCCTAGGGCTCGGGGCCGGAATGGGGAAGAGGCACCCCCGACAATCGATAGGACCCAGAGAGGTGAGAAAGAACCAATTTAATGTTATTCATATATTCATATTCGACACAAGCGAGAAGCATTGGGTTGGTTCTTCCCTTGCTTCTGAGTCCGAGCCCGTCCTGGCCACGAACCCGGGACGGGCTTCTTTTTGCCGCGAGTGGGCCTTTGTCGTGAATGAGCTCTTGTTGTGAAAAGGAAATGAAATGAGCCAATTCAGACGAAAAAAGAACGAGAAGAATGCAAGCGTGGGGAAACCCCTCAACACACCACTTTCTGCTGAGGAACGACGTGAAAAGGGATTCAACGGAGTATATATTCCTTGGCACGTCCTCAAGTTGATTGAGCGGGGAGAGCTAAAAGCGATTGATGCTTTGATGCTGTGCATGATCCATTCCTCGTGCGATAGAAAGCACGAATGCTTCGCATCGAATGCCTATCTCGGAAAACTCATCGGAGTGGGCAAATCGCGGGCAGGTGTGATCATTTCCAAGCTTCGGCGGTTGGGGCTAGTCAAAATCGCAGCTTACGACGCGGGAAGATATCGAGCACTACAAGTCGTTTACAATATGGGCTCAACTTGTGAGACATAAGAGAGGAGAATGAAATGAACCAATTCAAAGGATTCGTCTACCCAAAGTCTAACTATTTTTCGCTGCCAAACGAGTGGACAGACATCACCCACGATATGACATCACTCGCTGAAATGAAACTTGTCGAATACGTACTTCGGCACACATGGGGATACAAAGGACAAGAGGATCAGCCAAAAAGGATCACAATCGACGAATTTGTGAACGGCAGGAAAAAAAGAGGAGGTGGGCGGATAGACCGCGGCACTGGCTTGTCTGTCGGCTCCGTCTCTACAGGATTGAGGGCTGCTGTCAAACATGGATACTTGAAAATGTATGAAGACAAGACTGATGCTGGACGAGTCAAACGCTACTATTCCCTGGTCATGTATGGCGATGAAGAAAACGACGAGATCGGGGAGAATGACGAGATCGAAGAAAACGCAGAGGGCGAAAGCGAAGAAGCAGAAAGCGAAGAAGCGGTAAGAAATAGAAGCGGTGATTGGTATACATGCGTTACCCACACCCCCCTAGATTCAGGGGCAGATTTTAGGGGCCAGGGTTCGGAAATCGAAACCCGGAGTTCAGAAATTGAACCCCAGAGTTCAGAAATTGGGGATCGTACGAAGAAAGACAATACTAAGAAAGACAACACGGAGAAAGACAACCGAGAAATATCCAAAGATATTTCTCGGGGCGTCCAAGGACGCCGCGGGGGTAATGTTCAAATCACTCTCTACGAAGCGAAGCATGTGCGCCGAAAAAAGTCCAACCAGGGACGCTGTGATCATGGCGCGCAAATCACTCTCTACAAGACGGGGCATGTGCGTCGGAGAAAGCCCAACCCTCGCCTCTCAAAGTTTGACAAAAGGGCTGGTTCTCGTCTCTTACAGATCGTCACCGAAAACAACGAGACATCTCTGTGGAAGATAAGGGAAGAGACAATAGCGGAAAGAGTGCGCCGTCTCCGAGAGGATGCCGGGATAGAGAAAGAGAAGCTCAAAAAGTGGATCGACTGGCTCCGGCATCACTACATGGACGATGATGTGGCGAAGTTTCGTCGAGCAGACGATTTCTTCGATCATTACAAGAGACACGTCGATGCCATGAAGCGGCACGCCAAGAATGGTCGATCGTTGGCTTCGACGTCACCCAACGGTCCGGTGGTTGCCGGACCATTGGTCTTGTCCAATGGTCGAAAGCTCACCCGCGAGAACATGTGGGATGAGCCGGAGAATCTCGGTCCCGGTGGCACGCTGAAGTACGAAGTCGGATTTGATGGGATGTGCTATGACGGTCTGTTACTCTACAAGATTCGTCGCCGCCTGGGTGAAAAGGGCATCGAAGGGGTGCCGTCCGAAGAGAAATTGAATCAGGTGCTCGTTGAAGATTTCGGTTTGAAGTCGGGGGCCATTTCGCCGATGACGGTAGGGAATGTGATGTCCCTGGCATCGCCGAAGAAAGAAGTATCGGCAGATGACATATGAGTATATGAATATGAATAAATATGACGATGCAACAAAGTGAAGCTCACACGCTAGGGTGGAGGGGCTACGGGCCAACCTCCCTATCCTCTGCGCCGGGACCCCGTTTAAGGGCCCTAGCACGGCGACTGACGGGCTCTGAGTCGCTGCCCCTATTCTGGGCACCCCTCGCCTCTCCGTCCCTTCAGACGCCGCTCAGAGCGTTCCACCGACTGCTCCTCGATGTCGCCGGAGAAGGGAGTACCGGCAAGTGACATATAAATATATGAATATATGAATATGACGATACGACAAGCAGACTTTTCGAAACCCGGCCAGAAGTCAAAAGTCTCGGCTACTGTCGGCAGACTTTTCGAAACCCGGCCAGAAGTCAAAAGTCTTGGCTGTCGCCGGCAGAGTTTTCAGAATGATGCAGCGAAGTGAAGCTCACACGCTACAGCGGGAATGACGCTCGGCGGGTGCTGATTGGCATGGTGACCGATCGGACGGTCTGTGCTAGGATAGCCTCGCAGTGGGCATCGGAAGGCTTGTTCGCTACCCGGTGGGAAAACATGGTAGCGTCATGGTGTCTGAAGCATTTTGCTCGCTATGGAACGCCCATCGGCCGGGGCATCGAACCGGAGTTCGAGCGGTGGGCAGAGAAGCGGGTGGACGAAAAGACGATCCAGTTCGCTGAGCGGTTCCTTCGATGTCTCAACGATGAGTATGATCGGGAAGACAAGTTGGCTTCGGACTATGTGCTTGACCTTGCTGGCAAACATTTCAACGCGGTGCGAATGCGGCGATTGATTGAAGAAGTGGAAAACGATTTGGAGTTGGGCCAAGTAGATGACGCTTCCGAACAGATACGATCGTTCCGACGAGTTGAGCTCGGTGTTGGGTCTGTCACGATACCGGGCAAGGATTTTTTGGCATGGCTGGATGCTTTCGATCCGGAGCAATCCTGTCCGCTAGTGGAGTTTCCAGAGCCGTTCGGAAAGTTTGTGGGGGATACGTTTTCACGAGATTCATTTGTTTCGATCACGGGGGCATACGGCCGAGGAAAGTCTTGGTGGCTACAAGATATTGCTTTTCGAGCTGTGCGGCAGAAGCGACGAGTACTGATGATCGACTGCGGGGATATGTCGAAGCGTCAGCTTTTGAAAAGAATGGGACAGCGGGCTGCCCGTCGACCTAGGCGAGAAATGATTGTGAGATACCCGGTCCGATTCGAAACAATTGAGGAGGGGCCGATAATAGAAGAGAGGAAGTTGGAAGCAGTCGATGCGAGAGCAGCCTATCGCATCTGGAACAAGTTGGATAAGATTGGCAGGTTTCGCCTCATGACATATTCGTCCGGAAGCTTGTCTGCTGAGCAAATAGCTTCCCACGTGGCAAATGGGGAGCGAGAAGGCTGGGTGCCAGATGTCATTGTGATCGACTACGCGGACCTTCTCGCTCCCCCTCACGGGATCACTGAGAAGCGCGAGGGGATTGACGAGACGTGGAGGCGGTTGCGTCGCTTGAGCCAGGATTTTCACTGCTGCGTTGTGACAGCTACGCAAGGGGATGCTGCGAGCTATCGAACAGGTTTGATTCGCGGAAGTAACTTCAGCGACTCTCGAACGAAGAATGATCATGTGACGGCCGGGTTCGGTTTGAATGTGAACGATGAGGATCGGAGGAAGGGGGTAACGCGGGTGAATTGGCTGAAGCGTCGTGACGATGCATATTCAGAAGATTGGGTGATTGAGGTGGCTGGTTGTTTGGCGATTGGTTGTCCGATGATCGTGTCTTGTAGGTGACAACATGAATGATGCTTTAATTCGTCGCTGGGAGCATTGTAAGAGTGATTTTCTGGAATTGTCGAAGAAGGAGTTCGACGATATGGTGAAAGCTGGAAAGTTTGCGGAAGGCCCTATTAAAACGGGGCTTTCTGCGTTCATGCGGGAGTTTGGTCCCTACTCGCCAGAGCGATGGGCTTTTGGAAAGCTCTGCGATGGGCGGTTGGTTTGCGCTAAGATTCAACCTTTGCATTAGGAGAACGTAACATGTTGGTGAAGCAGGCGGATGCTGTGGCAATTTGCCAAGACTATGGTTTTGCCACCGCTGATGGTTGGACGGTAGCGAGGCTTAGCAAAAAGCTCTCTGAGCTAGTGCAATTGTACCGCAACGGGGAGTTTGAGCCGAGCGGCGATCTGTCTCTGTTATTGAAGCGGATTGCCGAGCTTGAGTCCGGTGGGGAGTCCATCGAGATCGGAGACGACTCAGCTGGTGACGAAACCATATCCGATGTTGGGAGTGACGATTCGGAGACGGAAGCGTGTCTCCTCAGTGTCGGTGACCGAGTGATTGTCCACGATTCTGAGGAGGATTGGAAAGGGATCGTGGGCGAGATAATCCGAAGTGATCGGGTGATGGTCCGTGATCGTCGGGGAGAGACTTGGGAAGTGGCTGTGGAGAAATGCGAAATTGTCAAGCACGCTGCCGACATAGATCGGGAGAAGAAGGGGATGAAGAAGCCCAGCTTTGCCAGGCAGAAACAGCAGCCGAAGGCAAGGACGCCAGAGGATGAGGAGATTCGTGAATTGGAAGAGCGTTTGCGAGTGTTACGATTCAAGCGTGCTGGCTATAAAAAGACTGGCCGGTCCAAGCTGAAGCGGGATGAGCTGGCGGTGAAGGTTTTGCAAGCCCATCCGGAGGGAGACACACTGGAGCAATTAGCCGAAGAGCTTGACTTGCGATGGCAAAGGCAAGGCAGGCAATCGAATCCTCGAATGTCAGTCTCCTGCCTGAAGCGTATTGTGAAAGCTGGGATTTTGTTCGGTCTGTTGCGAATGGAGGGAGGGAAAGTGCTATGGCTCAGTTCCGAGTGACAGTCCGTTTCAGATTTGAAGCTGCCCATCGACTCTATGGATATAATGGCCCCTGTGGGCGAATTCATGGACATACTTACGCAGTGGAGGTTACGTTGCGTGGGGAAACGCTTGATTGGCGAGGAATGCTGATAGACTTTGGGGAATTGAAGCGCGTGGTTTGCCCGCTGATGGATAAGTGGGATCATCGATTGCTTCTTCATAAAGAGGATAGCTTAACTGGCTTGTTGAATCCTTATTCGTATTGCCTTTTTCCAATGAATCCTACGGCCGAGGTCATGGCTCGGATGGTTTGGGAGGAGGTAAAGCGAAAACTACCGACTGGAGTTCATGTAGATAACGTGCGAGTCTATGAGACTCCTGATTGCTGGGTGGATTATTATGAAAAGTAAGCGGTGCCTGAACTTGGCACAAATGCCGTCGGGAAGGATGTGTGCCGATTCGTAGGTTAGAGAAACTATGACGAATCGCTTATTGTCTTATGCTGATTGGTTGAAAGGCGGTAGTGATAGGATAAAGACGTTCGAGTTTCACTTTGCCCGCATGCGGGAGAAGGAGTTAGGAAATGCTAGTCTTGACTAGAAGAAAGGATGAATCGATCGTCATTGGTGATGACATAGTTGTGACTATCGTTGAGATTCGCGGAGACAAAGTACGATTGGGCATCAAGGCCCCGAAGGAAGTGCCTGTCCATCGGAGAGAGATCCATGATGCTATCAGACAGAAGGAAAGAGGTGAATAGAAGATGGCAATAGTAGCACGAAGTGAATTGATGAAGAGCTTAGTAGCTGTAGATGCTGGGCTTTCTAATCGAGATATCCTTGAACAGTCCTCCTGCTATATCTTTCGAGAAGGTCGGATCTGGACGTACAATGATGATGTGGCTTGCTCAATCCCTTTGCCACCGCCGATGGAGAAGATGGAATGCGCAGTACCAGCTGTAGAGCTTCGGGGCCTGTTAGCAAGACTTGACGAGGAGCGTGTAGACATTTCGCTGGATGATGAAGAGCAGATTGCAGAAGGGCAGCTAGTGCTGAAGACGAAGCGGAGACGGGCAGGGATTCGTGTCCATCTTCAGATAGCATCGCCTGTTGGGGAAATTTCGTTGCCGGAAAGGTGGGATAAAATCCCAGACGGTTTGGAGGAAGCTGTGGATACTGTTCACGAGTGTGCCGGGAAAGATGAGTCAACTTTTGTGCTGACCTGCTTGAGATTTACCTCAGCGGGAGTTGAAGCGAGCGATGGATATCAAGCTATTCGGTATCGACTCAAGACTGGTTTGAATAACCCAATCTTGGTGAAGCAAAGGGAAATGATGAAGGTTATCAAGCTGGATCTTGAGGAGTGGGCGATGACTGAATCGTGGTTGCACAGTCGCAATTCGGCGGGTCTGATAGCAAGCTGCCGTCGATGGAACGAGCGATATCCGAATCTTACTCCCTATTTTGAAGTCAGTGGGCAGGAGACAACCTTGCCGAAGAGTCTAGTCGAAGCTGTTTCCAAGGTAGAGATCTTCGTTGATACAAAAACGAATATAGCTGGGTTGACAGTCGATTTGAATTCAACCCGTCTGCTACTTCGCGGAGAGGGACCAGTGGGATGGTATGAGGAGCGGCAAAGAGTCCAGTATTCGGGTAAAGCTTTACGGTTTCGAATTGCTCCTCGATTGCTCCGCGAAGTATGCCATCGATCTGACCGATGTGTGATCGGGGAGGATAAACTACAAGTGGTTGGGGACCACTACATCTATGTTACTTGCTTGGCTATAGATAAGAGCAGATCTGAATAATGACGCTGTTCCCGATGTCGGAGCTTAGTACCTTGAAGAATGACCCTCGACTGCCTCGGTGTGGTCGTTGTGGTCTGTTGTCGGGTTGCAAATCGCCGCGAATGCCAGTGACTGGAGAAGGAAAGCGGGAAGTGCTTGTCGTGGCCGAGGCCCCGGGCGAAGAGGAAGACAAGCGAAACACTCAACTGATTGGTCCCTCCGGACGGACGCTAAGGAAGCATCTGAGGAAGGTTGGTGTAGATCTAGACCGCGACTGCTGGAAGACGAACGCCGTGATCTGCTGCCCACATCGGAATCCGACCACAGAGGAAGTGACGGCGTGCAGACCGAACTTGCTGAAGACGATCCGCGAATTGAATCCGAAGATGATCCTGTTGTTGGGAGGTCAAGCCATAGCGTCGCTAATTGGATGGATGTTACGAGAAGAGCCTGGAGCGGTAGGACGATGGGCCGGGTGGCGGATTCCCAGTCAACGACTCAATACCTGGATTTGCCCGACATGGCATCCATCCTATGTGATGAGAGCCGAGAACGCTGGTGGACAGGCAGAGCGGAATCGCCAGCAGATGCAAGTGGTTTCTGTTATGTTTGATCGGCATCTGAGGCGAGCGTTCGAGTTGAGAGGAAGACCGTGGCGAAAGCTACCGGAGTTTGCTAAGCAGGTGAAAGTCGAAATACTTGCTGGCGAGGCGGCCAAATTGATCCGTAGATGGTTCTGTCGAAGCGAGCAGCCGGTGGCTTTCGATTTCGAGACTGATATGCTGAAGCCCGATTCAGAGCAGTCAAAGATCGTATCTTGTGCGATGTCGGAAGGGGATCATACGCTTGCTTTTCTGGTGGTGAGGGAGACGCGGGAGGCGGTGGTCGAGTTCCTTCGCTCTCGTGTGCCGAAGGTAGCTCACAATGCGAAGTTTGAGGATCGGTGGGCCCGTCGAGTATTGGGGGTATCGGTCAGAAGCTGGCACTGGGACACGATGCAAGCGGCTCATGTTTTGGACAATCGCAGGGGCGTTTCCGGATTGAAATTTCAGGCATTCGTGCAACTCGGACAGGAGCCGTACAATGAGACTGTCGCTCCGTTCCTGGAGGGCAGTTCCAACGTGCCGAATCGAGTTACTCAAGCGGATGCTCATGATTTGCTACTGTACAATGGACTGGACGCCCTACTCACCTGGAGCCTTTATCGGAAACAGAGGAAGGACTTGGATGCGATTTGTACCGAGAGGAGCATCGGAGGAAGCTCAGTATAGCTTTGAGAGGCCATGTGGTTTCAGAAGAAGTGCGGAGAAAATAAGCGAGACGAGGAAGAAGTGATTTGCTGCTAACATGGCATTTGTTTCGCAAGCAGGAGGAGGAGTTGAAATGAAGACTTACTTTTCGCCGAAGATGCTGTCGTTCTGGCAGCCGACGGTTGACAAGCAGTATTCTCCCCATTGACCATCGAAATACCGACTCCGTCGTCGAAACGGACGTAGGCTTGGAGTGACTACTGTGAAGGAAGTTGGGCTATGCAGAAGCAAGCACAAGGACAAGGAACCGTGAAGCTGCGACGCTGCTTGCGGTGCGGCAAGAAGTTCGAGAGCAGGGGGCCAGGTAATCGGATTTGCCTTCGGTGTAACAAGATCAACAGCCGAATCGTTGACGGCTGCTGCCGCAGCCGAGTGATGCAATCTGCTTGGAGAGCCGAGAAAGAATGAGGGCGACGAGAAGAGACGCCGTTCGCTTACTGCGTGACGGGGCCCTGGCTTTGTCCCGCGTTGAGGAAGCTGGTATACGGATCGATGTTGGATTGCTCGATCGGACAATCGAAAAGGTGAAGCGACGAATCGACACTCTGAGCGAACGGCTGAAGCAGAGTGAAGAGTGGAAGGAATGGAAGCGGGCGTTCAGGGAAAAGGCGTCGATGGGCTCCAGACTACAACTTGTCAAGGTACTTAAGCGAATGGGACACGAGTTCGCAGAGCAGACTCGCTCTGGGACGAGAGAGAGGGCAGACAGAGTCTCGTTGGAACGCTTGGATGTGCCGTTTGTGCGGGACTATTTGGAAGTAGAAAAGCTGAAGAAGCTGCGCGGTACGTATCTACTGGGCGTTCGGCGGGAGGTAGTCGACGGGCTGCTTCATCCATTCTTCAATTTGCACACAGTCGTGACATACCGTTCTTCGAGTGATCGGCCAAATTTCCAGAACATTCCCATCCGAGACAAGAGAGTCGGGAAGCTGATCCGACGGTGCTTCATCCCGCGAGACGGTCACGTGTTGGTGGAAGTCGATTTCAAGCAACTGGAGGTATCCATCAGCACGGCATATCATCGTGATCCGGTGATGATCCACTACTTGGAGACGGGTTACGATTTTCATCGGGCTTTGGCAGCAGAGTTATACATGTTGACCGAAGAGCAGGTGAATGACGAAGTCAGGTACTGTGCGAAGAATAAGTTCGTATTTCCGGAGTTCTATGGCAGCTACTTCGCTCAATGCGCTCCGGATTTGTGGAACGCTATCGACGGAATGAGATTGACCGTCGATGGGAAGCCGTTGAGGGAACACTTGGCCGAGCAAGGGATCATGAAGCTGGGCCGTGCCAAGTCGAAATGGGAAAGGGACGGAGCAGGAAACACCGGATGGATTGATACGGACAACGGCACGTTTGTGGACCATGTCCGGGACGTAGAAGAGCGGTTCTGGGGTGAACGGTTCAAAGTATATGCTCAATGGAAAAAGGATTGGTGGGAGATGTATCTGAAGCGAGGGTGGTTCGATCTGCTGACTGGGTTTCGGGAGGAAGGTCTATATAAGCGGAACGATGTGATCAATCATCCGGTGCAAGGAACCGCGTTTCACTGCTTGTTATGGAGCTTGATCCAGACGGTGAAATGGTTAGTCAAGAACAAGATGCGATCGAAGGTGGTTGGACAGATTCACGATAGCATGTTGGCGGACGTCCACCATGGCGAGTTGGATGACTTTCTCGCAGAGGTGAAGAAGATTACGACAGTGAGATTGCGAGAACAGTGGGATTGGATTCCGGTGCCATTGGCTGTCGATGTGGCGATAGCGGAAGAAAACTGGTTCGAGAAACGAAAGATGGAGTGATGGGTGGACTGCTTGGATTTGATCCCGATTGAGAAGAATGCTGGTGTGGGATGCCATCGTTTGATTTGAGCAGTCAGATGGCATTTTGGTGGGAGATCCTGCAAAGATGGTGAAGGTGAACGAGGCAAAAATCTACCGCGAATTCTTGGCGAAGAAGATCCAGGTTGGGATCGATGCCGGATTCAAGCCCCTGTGGATACCAGATTTTCTGTTCGGCTTTCAGCAGCTATTGGTTGAGTGGGCGATCCGGAAGGGCCGTGGGGCTATCTTCGCCGATTGTGGGCTTGGCAAGACACCCATATCGTTGGTTTGGGCGGAAAATGTGGCCCGGAAAACGAACCGCCCGGTGCTGATATTGACGCCGCTTGCTGTGGCGCAGCAGTTCGTCCGCGAGGGGAGGAAGTTTGGCATAGAAGTGAAACTTGCCCGCGATGGTAAGGTGAGGAATGGCATTAACGTTGTCAACTACCAACGTCTTCATTATTTCAATCCTGGTGATTTCGCTGGCTTAGTCTGTGATGAATCTGGCGTGTTGAAACATTACGATTCCAGAACCAGGGCAAATGTTGTGAGGTTTGCGTCTGCAATTCCATATAGACTACTTGGCACAGCCACGCCGGCACCCAATGACTACATGGAGCTTGGCAACTCATCGGAGGTCTTGGGCGTAATGCGACACGCCCAAATGCTAGCAATGTTCTTCGTGAACGACAGTGACACAGTACAGCAGTGGAGATTGCGAGGACATGCCCAGCGCCAATTCTGGCGGTGGCTCGCTGGATGGGCCCGTGCCGTGCGGAAGCCCAGCGATTTGGGATTCGAGGATGGCCCGTTCATCTTGCCGGAACTGACTGTAGAGCAGCATTTAGTTCAGAGTGGGCGAAAGCCCGAAGGCTTGTTCGTGCTGCCGGCTGTTACTTGGCGAGAGCAGAGACAGGAGCGAAATTCTACGATCCGAAGTCGTTGCGAGAAGGTAGCGGAGTTGGCTCCGCAGGATAGACCGTTCATCGCTTGGTGCCATCTGAACGCTGAAGGGGATTTGCTGGAGAAGCTGATTCCCGATGCTGTGCAGGTCAAGGGGGCTGATAGTGATGATCGGAAGGAGTCGGTGTTGAGTGATTTCGCTGAGGGAAACCTGCGAGTGCTGGTGACGAAGCCGAAGATCGGCGGTTTTGGATTGAACTTCCAGCATTGCTCTGACCTGAGCTACTTCCCCTCCTATTCGTTTGAGCAATGGTATCAGGTGGTTCGGCGGTGCTGGAGGTTCGGACAGCAGCGACAAGTGAGTGTATCAGTTGTGGCGACAGAGGCGGAATCCAGGGTGAGCGATGCTATGTGGAGGAAGGAAAGACAGTCTATAAGATTGTATGATTCGATAATAAGGGAAATGGGTGAATTTCAGACTGTCGAGAAAATGCCTGTGGATGATACTGCTTCGGTGGGAAGTGTGAAGCTGCCTGTATGGTTGGGGAGTAAGGAATGAGCTCTATGCCAGTAAAGAAGCAGAAGGTGACGAAGGCTTTTGCTTTGTACTGCGGAGACTGCTGTGAAGTGCTACCGAATTTACCGGACGAATCTGTAGGGTTGTGTGTGTTCAGTCCGCCGTTTGCCGATTTGTATACTTACACAGACGATCCGAAAGACATGAGCAATTGCCGATCCTACGACGAGTTTTTTGAACACTTCACATTTTTGGTGGAGCAACTGGAGCGGCTGATGATGCCAGGTAGGATAGTTGCTGTTCATTGTATGGAGTTGTCATTGCACAAGTCTCGCGGAGAGGAAATTGGTATCAGGGACTTTCCCGGAGACATCGTACGATGCTTTCTACGATTTGATTTCGTACAACACTCTCCTAGGATAACGATCTGGAAGGATCCATTGACAGCCGCTGTGCGAACGAAGGCGATCGGGTTGGCACACAAGCAAATCATCAAGGATTCGGCGTTTTGTCGCACTGGGATTCCGGATTACGTGATTGCATTTCGCAAACGCGGGGAGAATAGCGTTCCAGTGAAGCACGAGCGAGGATTGACAGAGTACTATGGTTCCAGAAAAGTCCCTACTAAGCTGGATCGTTATCTCGTCGAAGATGTGGAGCAGAAGCATAATAAGCGTTCGCATTGGATATGGCAGCAGTATGCCAGCCCGGTATGGTCTGATATCCGGCAAACCTATGTGCTGGAGTATCGAGAAGCTAGGGACGGTGATGACGAGAAGCATATATGCCTCGCTAGGGATAGCAGGGTGTTGGTGAAGAAGCGGGGATATGTGCCGATTCAGTTAGTGGAAACTAGTGATCGTGTCTTAACGCATAAGGGAAGGTGGCGGCGAGTGTTGGCTGTTGAATGTACCGGGATTAACCCAGTAGTTACAGTTCGTTCACAAGGAGTGCCCGGATTGACCGTTACTCCGGATCATAAGTTGTGGGCCAGGAAATCTGATTGGATCCGGCAGCGTGATGGAGCGGAACGTGTGGATGCTACGTGGGTCGAAGCAGAGAATTGTTTGGGAAGTTATCTTAATTTGAAATTGCCGGAGGAAGAGGAGCCAATTAACCTCAATCCTCTGCATTGGTGGATAGTAGGTCGGTGGCTTGCTGATGGATGCTGGGGTGCTAAGGGAGAGGCGTTGATTGGTTGTGGTTACCATGAGTTAGGTAAATTGATCGACTGCTTGGGCGATCATGCTGGGACCGTCAGCGATTGCGGAACTGCAAATCAGATTAGGTTGCGAGATCGGGGTGGTAAGGTTAGAGCTATTTTGGAGCGTTGTGGCATCGGAGCCGTTGGGAAGCATCTCCCTCCGGGGGCATTCACGTTGCCGTCGCGTTTGGCAAAATCGCTAGTCGATGGCTACCTCTCTGGGGATGGGCATTTGTTGGAGGATCGGCAGAGATGGACGGCCAGTAGCGTCAGCCGCGATCTTTTGATGGGCCTGGCTATGTTGATCCAGAGAGCTTACGGAAGTATTGCCAGTGTTTACGCGGGACGGCCTGCTAGGGAAGGCATGATCGAAGGAAGGCTTGTTCAATGCGAGCAAGAGTGGATATTGTCATTCGATTTGGTTGGGGATGGTCGACGCAAGCGGCAATTCATCGTAAATGATGGAGCCTGGAAAAAGGTTCGATCTGTCGAGGATGCTGGTCGATGTGAAACGTGGAATCTTAGGGTTGAGGAAGACGAAAGCTATACGGCAGAAGGGTGTGTCGTAAAAAACTGTCCACTACAGCTGGATGTGATCGAACGCTGTGTCGCATTGTGGAGTGCGAGAGGGGATGTTGTGCTGAGTCCCTTTATGGGAGTTGGCTCCGAGGTCTACGTCGCTGTGAAGAATCATAGAAAGGCTATCGGCGTCGAATTGAAAGAGTCCTACTTCGACCAGGCTCTAAAGAATCTTGAGAGTTTAAGACGTTCTAGAGAGGTAAGGCTTAAGCCATGACGGAAGAACTCTATAAACGATATCGTCCGGCGAACTTCGGGGAAGTGATCGGGCAAGACGACGTGGTTCGGCAGTTGGTCGACTTCGGCCGAAGGCGACAAATACCTCACTTCTTACTGCTTGTTGGGCCTAGCGGTACGGGCAAAACGACGGTAGCTAGGATTCTCCGTAAGAAGATGGGCTGCGGGGATGTGGACTACAGGGAGATCAATGCCAGCGACTATCGCGGGATCGACATGGTGCGGGAGATTCGCTCCAACATGTCGTTGGCTCCGATCTCCGGCAAGTGCAGGATGTGGATGATTGATGAATGCTTCCCGGCTGGCACGGTGGTTTCGGTTGTGGGTGGGAAGAAGCCTATTGAGCGGGTACAGATGGGAGACCGAGTTTATACTGTAGATGGTATCTCTTGTGTCAAAAAAGTGTTTCAGAATGCAGTTACTTTGGATCGGCTTGTGCGATTGCATTTCAGTGATGGCAGGACGATTGTTACTACACGACAACACAGATTTTTGACGGAGGAAGGTTGGGTTGAGGCTGGTGATCTGGATATTGGATTGGGTATTTATAGAGTTGGCGATTCCGACAAGGGTTCCGAAAGGCATGGGATATCCGACTTGCTACAAAGCCGACATTGGGAGCAGGAAACGCAGATTGGTAATCGAGGTCGATGGGAATGGCCATCGGTCGAAAAAGGCTATATCGCTAGACAGAAAGAAAACCCATCGGCTCGAGCAGTTAGGGTGGACTGTGTTGAGATTTACAAACCAGGATGTAATGATGAATCTTTCGCGGGTGTTGTCGGAGATTCAGAGCGTCGTTCAGGTTTGGTGACGTTCTATGATTTGCAGGTTGCTGGTCACCCATCCTATTTTGTAGAAGGATTGCCTGTGCACAATTGCCATCAGCTTACTTCGGATGCTCAGAATGGACTCCTTAAGATCTTGGAAGACACTCCACCTCATTGTTATTTTGTCCTGTCCACAACTGACCCGCAAAAGCTCAAGCGGACGATTATTACGCGAGCAACACAACTCAACTTTCGCTTGTTGTCAAGTAAGGATCTGAGGCAGGTGATTGATGACGTAGTAGAGAAAGAGAAGACATCGCTGTCTGACGAAGTCATGGATCGACTGGTTGATGTTGCGGAAGGCTCGGCGCGCAAAGCACTAGTTTTGCTCCATTCGATAATAGGGATGAAGACGGAGGACGATCAATTACAAGCGATAGCCAAAGGGGACTTCAAAGCGAAGTCGATTGAGCTAGCAAGGCTTTTGATGAAGCCTGGGGCGAATTGGGCGGAAGTCTCTGCTCTGCTGAAGGGGATGGACGAGGAGGTGGAGCAGATGCGATACATGGTGTTGGGCTATTGCCGATCCGTGCTGCTCGGAGGGGGAAGGATGGCGAGGCGGGCTGCTGCTGTGATTGACCGCTTCCAGGATGCGATGTATGAATCCAAAGCTGCTGGCTTCGCTTTGGCTTGTTGGGATGTACTGAATCCACCGAGGGAATAGTGTAATGACGAAAGCTGAAGTGAGTTACTCGCTAACGAGAACGCTGAATATGGGAAACTACGAATCGACGAAGATCCATGTCGGATTGTCGTTGGAATGCGAGGGATCGAAAGAGGAAATCGATCGGGCGTTCGAGAGGACAAAGCACTTTGTGGAGACTAAGATAGCGGTCCAGGAACACGAATGGGAGGCGGGAGAATGATGGACCAAGAAGGCGTGGGCGGTTCGATCTTGGAGATCGACGAGTACAATTTGGAGCAGGAGTGGAGTCGGCAACCGAAACTGTTTTTTGAATGGGCGAAGAAAGCGGCGGACTCCCGCTTGAAAATGGATGAGGCGAAAACAGCAGTGGAGATAACGAGGGCAGAAGTAGATAGCGAAGTAAGGGCCAATCCGGCTCGATTCGGCATTGAAGGCAGGATCACAGAGAAAGTCGTAGAGGCTGCTGTGTGCCAATCGTCTCGCTATGCTGGTGCCGTTCGGAAATTGGGTGTGGCAAAGCACAGATATGATGTGCTCTCCGCTTTAGTGTCGGCTTTGGAACAGCGGAAGTCGGCTTTGGAGAACCTCGTGCGGTTGTACCTATCGAATTACTACTCGGAACCGAAAGCGCCGAAAGATTGCAAGGAGGAACTGGAAGAGATGCAGAAAGATCGGGCATTCCGCCCGCGTCGGAGAAGAGAAGATGATTGAGAAAATAGTGTGGATCGTGCTGTTTGTGCTGTGCTTTCCGTGGCTTGTATTCGTCTCGGTGAAGCTTGGCACGTATGCATTTTTCAGAGGCAAGAATCTGTTCGAGCAAGAGGAGAAATGTAATGGGGAGAAGCAGAAAATCGATGAAGCGAGTGAGTGCGAAGCGATGGCGAGAAGAAATCCGGGGAGGTAGCAACTATCTGCAATTGCCGGAGGGGGTGAAGTTCTTCCTTGGCAAGCCTGGCACGTACCGATTGGATTTCATGAGCTACATTGCGGGCAAAGGCAATCCGCGGGCGGAAGAGGGTGAGGCGTACTTCGAGCGAACTTTCTTCGTTCACCAAGGCGTCGGGCCGAACCAGGATTGGTACCTATGCCCGGCCCGCACGATGAAGAAACCGTGTCCGATCTGCGAGCACCGATCGAAGCTTTCAGCCGATCCGGAAGGGGATGAGCAGTTGATCAAGTCGCTGGCTCCGAAGGAACGGCAGCTTTGGATCGTGAAGGATTTGTTGAACGATCCGGATTCGATCTTGATCTGGGAAGTGAGCTATCACTTGTTTGGTAGGGCATTGAAAGACAAAATCAACAATGCCGACGAGGAGGATGGCTACGATTTCTTCGCCGATCCGGTCGACGGATTCACGTTGCGTGTAGCGTTGCAGCAATCGGATAGAGGCAAGTGGACTGAAACGGCCGACATCGAATTCCGCCCGCGCAAGCAGAAGTATGATCCGGAGATTGTCGAAGAGATGCCTTGTCTGGATGATATGATTGTGGCTACTCCATACGACAAGCTCAAGGCTGTCTTCTTACAGACTGATGAGGATCAAGAGGATGTTGAAGACGAAGGATTTGAAGAGAAGGAAAAGAAGAGGCGTTCTCCGAAATCGAAGGCTCTCGACGAGAGCGTAGCTGAAGAGAAAGAGGAACGGTCTTCTCGAAAGAAGACGAGACGCTGCGAATTGTCGGCTGGCGACGAAGTGTGGTATAAGGGAGAGCGCTGTGAGGTGCTGCGAGTGTCTGGTGACGGTACGAGCTTGACACTCGAAGATTCGGAGGGCGAGATTCTCAAGGCTGTGGACTTTGAAGACGTGGAGATGGAAGAGGCGAAGGAACCGTCGAAGGCGGAGAGGGAGGAAGTAGATGACGATTGGGATGATTGGGATGATGGACCCGAGCAGAAGAAGCGGAAGGGTACGTCTAGCAAAAGGCGGGCCGAAGAAGAGAAAGACGAGTCGAAACCGAAGCCGAAGAGATCGAAGAAGGTCGATGATGACTGGGATGACTGGGATTGAGATTGGTCCCGCCGTTCTGGATAAGCGGTTAGCTACTGTCATGTCACCGGCAGACTTTCCGAAACCTGGCCGGAAGTCAAAAGTCTTGGCTGTCACCGGCAGAGTTTTCAAAACCTGGCCGGAAGTCAAAAGTCTTGGCTGTCACCGGCAGAGTTTTCAAAACCTGGCCGGAAGT